GGTAGGCCGTGGTAGTGGATCAAAGCCGTATAACCCGTCAGTCCACGCGGACGCCTTCGGCGCCGGTGACTTTTGCGATGGCCAGCAGGATCGTGAGCAGTGCAGCCAGCGCGCGCATGGTGTCGATCTCATCGTTATGCAGCTCAATGGTCATGCGGTTGTGGCGGTAGGCTTCCATGATTACGCGGCCTTCATGAACGCAAGGCGCAGGACGTGATCGGAGATATGCCGGCAGATCGCAGGGAATTGGCTCTCCGGATACAGCCTTGCGTTCTTCTCGGTCGTCGCCTTGAATCCCAGCGAATCGAGGAACTCGGCGGTGACAGTGAAGCCAAGGCGTGTATTGATGGCGCCCAGGTTGATCATGATCATTGGGCCATTGGCCACGGTCGCCGGTGCGCTATGTGGCACAACGGCCACGGCAGGCTGTTCCGGTTGCCCCTGGATGGTTTGAGCAGCAGCCTGCGTTGCAACGGCAGCCGTGGCCTTGGCTTCCGCCTCTTCTTCCAGTCGCCGACGATGTTCCGATACGCGCAGCTTGACGATGGCCTCGAAGGCTTCCGGCTCCTTGGTAACGATGTGCTTCATGTCGTAGAACAAGGTTTCGCCGAACTCTTCGATCATCGGCTTTGCGGTAGCGATGTTCTGCTCGATCTGGTTGGCAATACGATCGGCGTCGACCTTGCCATTGGCCAGGGCGCTTTCCATTGCATCGCGCAGGGTGGCCACGGTGCGCTTGCCCTTCATCCGGCCGAAGAAGTCGGCGCGCACGATCGGCATATAGCCGCCGACACGTTTGTTCAGGTCGGCAACGTATGCCGCAAGTGCCTTCTGCCCTTCCTGCTCGATGTCGGTGCGGATGGATTGTTTCTTCGCCTCGACCGTGCGGCTAAGCTCGAGGCGCTTGGTTCGCATCTCGGCCTTGATGTTGTCGATCGCCCGGAACAGTTCATCAATGGTGGCCGTCTGAGAAAGGGCTTGAGCCTTGACCAGTTCAAGCGTCTTCTCGCCTTTGTCGAGGAACTTCACGGTTTCCTCGGCATCGGCGAAGTCCTGGTCGGTCTTCAGGTCGGTGTTGATCGCCTTGATGCGCTCAGCCACCACGCCTTGCCATTGCGCCAGATTGGAACTCGTTACCTGGCCGACAAGTTCAACGGTGAGTGCTGGCAGGTCGGCGATTGGGGCGGCGACCGGCTGCGGCTGCTCGACGGGAGGAACGTAGTTGGCCAGGTCTTGCGCAAACTGGTGCCAGCCGTCGATGATCTGGCGGCGACGCTCTGGCATGGATTCGTAGTCGAGACTTGCGATGATCCGCTCACCATCGCATATCGTGAAGATGGCTTTGTTGGCGCCAGACACAAGCAGTTGCTGCTCAACTTGCGGCCAGTAGGTATCCGACAGATCACCGGATGCAATCATGGCTTCCAGTTCAGGGTTTGCCAGCTTGTTTTCCCATACGATCGATTCGTCCATCGGCAGGCCGTCGAAGCTGGCCAGCAGCGGCAAACCTTCAATTTCTGCCGTGGCGGTGGCCGGGAACAGGTCTTCTCCGATGATGGCTTCAACCAGCGGACGGGCCGCATCTTCGGCGGCGTGGCCAGCGTCGAACAGGCGTTGCTTAGCCCCGGTTACTTCTTCGGTAAGCCCGGTGAATTTCTCGCGTAGAAGCTGGGCGCGGCTCTTGTATTTGCTGTTGCCGATCATGGCCGGCGCTTCGCTGGCGGTGAAGTAGCGCGAGCGGATTTCAAGCCACTCGGGAGAGCCTTGCTTACATTCGATGATGTTCATCATTTGCTCCGTAGTCGTTACTGGCTGAGTTCAGCCTTGCGGTTGTGATACAGATCCCCGAGTTCCTGGCGCTGCCCGGCGTCGGACACTTCGCCGATGAGGTCGGCTGCTGCATCAAGCAGATCCATGTCGGCGGCCTTGTTCAGCTTCTCGGCAACCTGGGCAAAGGTGACAGTGATCTGTTCGGTGCTGCCGCTGCTCTGGCTTTGCGGCCCGTTGCACGCCTGGATCTGCTGCTTCTGGTCGTCGGTGAGCGGCGCTTTGGAATTGGCGGTTGCAATCACTTGCGCCGGGGTCTTCTTGCCATCGGCGATCAGCTTTTTCCATTGCGGGAAGTTGCGCTTGAACTCGTTGTCAGAATAGCACGCCTGCTGCTCTTCCATCGGCTCCGGGTTGTTGTCCAGAACGATGCCGTTTTCGATCGTCGCCGCGCGGCCGGACTCGCTGGCATTGCTGATTGCGATCGCGTTGGATAGCTCGATGGACTGCGGCATGTACTTGAGCACTTGCAACAGCGGAATCTTCCGGGCATACATTTCCCAATCGCGGAAGCTGTAGTGCTTGCTCCCGACCTTGTTGTATTTGTCGCGGTGCTTGACGATTTTCGATACGCGCCACAATTCGATGATCGGCATGGCGGCATCCTTGACCCAGCCAATGGCATAGGCGTGAGTGATGTCGCTTGGATCATCGAGGTCGGTTTCGTTATGGATGATCAGGTCGCGGCGGGCGCCATCTAACCAGGTGTATTCCTGATCCTTGAAGATCACGCCGGTAAATACCGTGCCGCGGCCAGAGCGCGAGACAAGATCAACCAATCCCTTCCAGCCGGGAACGAATGTGCAAGTGGTCTTGTAGGGGATGAGATAGCCCTGGCCATTCACGCCGGGCTCGAGGCCAAGCTGGCCGGCCGTCATGATCGAGGCGGCGATGCTCTTGGGGTCGCACGCCTGCAGGTTGGCATTGGTGCTGAACGCGGTAAGCGCCAGGCGGGCCATGCGGTCGGCTGAAAGGTGCTTGGGGATGGCCAGCGCAAGCTGCGGCTTGAACTTGTCCATGAAGTTGCTGAATGACGCCAACGGATTGGCGGATTGGGTTGCGACGTTGCTCATACTTTCCTCGCTGATGTGGGTTTGAATTCGGGGTACTGCTTTTTTGCTGCCTTCATGGCCTCGTCGGCGTTGTGTGCCTTGACGTAGGCAATCCGGCTGCGACTGTTCTGGTAGGCGTTGAAGCTGCGGCAGCGGTCCATTGCTACCTCCCATGAGTAGATTGGTGCCTTGACCATGTTGGTTAGATTGAGCATGGTCAGAACAGGACACCGACCAGGAAGCGAACCCAGGCTGCGGTGGTGATCAAGCAGCAGAGGCCAACGAACCACGTCACTTCGCGCTCGTACTTCATTTCCTTCTCGTCCTGGTCGCGGCGGAATTCTTCGGTGGTCATCACATTCTCCAGATGACACGCACTCCGGGCGGAAGCGTGGCGTTGTAAGCAGAGCGCACGCGCGCCAGTTCCCGACGTGCATTGCTGCGGGCGATGATGATTCGAGACTCCAGCATCTTGTCGCCGATGCACTCCAGGCAAGCGTTCTGCCCGTCGATGGTTATTTCGAGCGAGCGAATCTGGAACATCAGGGCCGCGCGGCGGATGGCGTTGAGTAGGAATTTCATGGTCAAATCTCCGCTACGTTGAGAGCGCAGTAGTTCTTGACGACACCGCTGCAGCACTTCTTGGCCAGTTCGTCGGCATTGCTCTTCACCCAGGAGATCGGCTTGTCGACTTGAATCTGGAAAACATGAACAGTGATGGCTCCAGAGATCAGGGCAAAGAACACAGAAAGTTCGTAGGTCTTCATGGCGATCTCCATCAGAAGAAGAACAACACGCCGCTGGGCAACTCAACGCAATCGCAATCGGCCGGGAGCGTTCCCATTTCGCGCTCGTCATAGAGGGCGCGGCGCAGGTTGTCGCCGTCGAAGTTGTCGGCGCCGATCGTGTCGTAATCTCCTTCCGGGTAGCGAACCAGAAGAACAGACTCGTTGCGGCCAAACTCATCCGGTTCGTCCAGCGGGATGGCCATACGGCCATCGGCGATAACTAGCTTTTGGTAGGCAGTCATTTCGATCTCCTTTCGTATCCCACAGCCTCATAGTATCAACACGGCGCTGATGGCGTCAACATAATGTTTATACGAAAGACGAAAAAAAATCCCGCGTGTTGCGCGGGCGCTGTTTTTTTCTTGGCTTACTTCCGGTCGATCAGGATCGTGACTTCCTTGGTGGCAAGCACTTCATCCTTCCTGGGGTCAAACGGTTCGCTCTGCCACGGCGCGTCGTCGTGGGCGATCAGTAGGCGCATGTCGCCGTCCGACCGCAGGCGTCTAAGGACCATGTTCCCGTTCTTCCTGACGATCGCGATTGCGCCGTCATGCCAGGCATCGCCGGGGGCGAATATCACAAACGATCCGGCAGGAACAGACCGGAATTGATCGTTTTCGATCTTCACAGCGAAACTTCCTGGGGAGCTTGCAAGCACAGGGGTTGCGATTGACTCTTTGGCTTTTGCTTTGTTCTTCATGTTCTTGATCTCGCGGAGTTCTGCCCAGGTGTAGAGAGGCACCCGGGCATCGAGAGGATAACCCCCACCGAGATCATTGGTATTGCCGTCGCGCAACGCGGCAGGCATTTGTTGCGCTGCCACAGTCATATCGCCGGATCCTGCATCAAGCCACTCGAATGTCACGCCAAGGAGTTTGGCCAGGGGGCCGCGCTTTCCATAGGGCACGCCTCGGCGCCGCCACACGTTGAGTGTTTGCGGTAGCTCGTTAATGCGGCGCGCAACGTCTGCCTGGTTGGAGGCGACTTCTTCGCCCCAACGAACCTCGGCCGCGCGCATCAGGCGCGTGAACGTCGGGTGCTGGTCGCTTGTTGATCGTGTGCTCATCGCGGAATTGTGCTTCATCCATGAAAAGAGGGGGTCAGCAATGCGTTGATAATTAAGTGTTGCGCGGATAAGCAAAGTGTTGATAATATGTCGGCATGAATACTTTAACCGCCATTCGAACCTACGCCGGGAACCCCGAGATCGCCGCCGCGGTTATCAACCATGCGGGCGGGCCAGCTGTCTTTGCGCGCGTGATCGGGTTGTCTTCCCGTTGGCGCCTGCAGCGTGTCGATGCCTGGCGCAAGCGTGGTTTCCCGTTGTCAGCAATGACCGCTTTCCCGGCAATTCTCCCGCTGTGTGAGGCTGCCAATAAGGCGAAGGAGGCGGCCTGATGTGCCGCTATCTCGCTGACCACTCCGCGGGATCCCGTGCTTCGTGCCGGTCGCTGCAGCCGTGCCCACCGGACAGGAACGCGAACACAACGACCACGGCCGCCGACGCGAACGCGATTTCGCCGGCCGTTCTGATGTTCATCGGTATGCGCTTGGTCGAGGCGCCATACGCGAAGAAAAGTGCCGCGATCGCAAAGACCGCAGCGAATTGCCAGAAGTTTTCCATAACCCACCTTCAGTAGCGTCGAGGCCACAAACATGTCTTCAACAACCAGGCTTTCACGATCGGGAAGCACCGGACCCTTCGGAAAGAACGACCGAAGGATCGAAATACTGGTTTCAGAAGAGCTCGAGAACGCAATCATCACGATGGCAACGCTCTCTGGCAAGCCCAAGTCAGAGTTCGTGCGCGACATGATCGAGAAAGATTTGTTTGGCCAGTTTTTCATGCTCAAGAAGGTGGCAGGGCGTGAGTGAAAAGGCAACGACATGTACCCCCGAGGAATATCCGGGCGAATTATCGACAGTCGGCTTTCTGGTGGCGCAGATCGTCAAGTCGCACATGCCGAAGAAGGTGCCTCAGAAGTTCAACCCGCGCCCGCCTGGGGTCATTCAGCAGGGGTCGGCTACCGAAGCGGTGTTGGACTTTTTGCTTGCCAATCACCGTTTTTACACGCAGCAGCAAATCATGTGGGCGACCAAGCGCAGCCATTCGGCCGTGTCCTGGGCGTTGTTAAGGCTTCGCGCGTGGAAGCGTGTCGAAGTGATCGGGGATGCCGCGAGAAACAGCCGCTACCTACGCTATCGCGCGGTGTCCGAGGGGGTTAGCCATGAGTAACTACGCCGCAAACTACGTTCAGCGCATCAATCGCGCGATCAATCATGTGCTGATGTTCCCGGACGACTACCGGCCGGACTTTGCTGGATGGCTTCGCGAGAACACGCACATCTACTTCCGGTTCGAGGAGATGGCGCTTAACGTGGCCAAGTTCCGCAAGCACTACTCGGGATACACGCTGTTTGAAGTCATTCGCCACGAAACAGCCGTTGGACAGATCTCGGGCGAGTTCAAGCTGGACAACAACATGTGTGCGGACTGCTGCCGCTTGTTCATGCAGCTGAATCCGCAGCATGAAGGGTTTTTCGAACTTCGGGCCCGTCGCAGCCTGGTCAACAAGGATCTGCCGAACCGGAGGGTTGCAGCGTGACCCAGCCCAACCAATTACCGATGTGCAGCAACTGCAAGTTCTCGAGCCCGAGCGTTGCTTACCCTTTGGTCAGGTGCAACGTCAATGGCGGGTTCGTGGCGCCGCAGTCAAAGTGCGGGCATTTTGTGGCGGGGAAGGCATGAGGGTACTTGTTGCCTGCGAATACTCCGGCGTCGTGCGCGATGCCTTTATCCGGGGGGGGCACGACGCCATGTCTTGTGACCTTCTGCCAACCGATGTTCCGGGGCCGCATTACCAAGGCGACCTGTTCGACGTAATCGATTACCCGTGGGATCTGGCGATATTCCACCCGCCATGCACGCATTTGAGCGTAAGCGGATCACGTCATTTTGCCGCCAAGCGCATGGACGGACGGCAGCAGGCTGCCGCCTCGTTTTTCCTGCGCATCGTTCGCCAGTCGGCGCATATCCCGGCTACGGCCATCGAGAACCCGGTGTGTGTCATGTCGAGCCTGTATCGAAAGCCGGACCAGATCATTCAGCCGTGGCAGTTCGGACATGGTGAAACAAAAGCAACTTGCTTGTGGCTCAAAGGGCTTCCCCCGTTGGCCACAACCAACATCGTTGAAGGTCGTGAAGCACGTATTCATCGCATGCCGCCCTCGCCGGATCGCTGGAAAGAGCGCAGCAAGACATTCGCCGGGATAGCGCAGGCAATGGCCGACCAGTGGGGCCGTGCGGATCAAATTGAAATTGCAGCATGACCGACCTCTACAACCGCTCCCTTCCGTACAGCCAAGACCGCTACCGCCAGGAAACGGCGAAGCGAAACCAGATGCTCGGCGCCGGCAATACGCCGAAGAAATCCAAGTGCGTGCGCTGCGAGACATGGCGCACAACCGAAACCGGCAAGCAGACGGCAAAAGGCTTTGTCTGCCATGCGTGCCATAGCCCGAGGGTGGTGGAATGAAGATTCGCCTAACTCAAATTGATGGCGCGGTCTATGAGTGCGAGCCGGTTGGTGTTATTTCTACTGATCCGGATTGCTCGCTGCCTGGCCTTTCATTCGAATGCGAGCGTGCTCGTGTTCTGCGCGTCATCAAGCCGACAAACAAGATGATTGACGATGTTCGTCGGTTTCTGCTCGAAGAGTGTCAGCCATGAACCAGACCTTCGATTCCATGATGAAAGCTATGGGCTTCAATCGCTGCGCCTGCAAGGACTGCAAGCTCCACAGCCCGAGCGTGGCTTATCCAATGGTGCGCTGCAACTTGCTTGGCGAGTACGTGGCGCCGACCTTCGTTTGCGAGAATTTCAAGGGGAGAGCGCCATGAGCCTCCTATCCATCGCCATTCATCAAGTGCAGCTCAGGCCGCAATACCACCCGAGCTATTCCACTGAGCCGAAGACAGAAGCCGGCCGACCGATCTCCAAGCTGCGCCAGTCGCGCAAGGAAAAGCTGCACGCGATCAGCCTTGAGCTTGGCGAGGCCACGCACGCCGCCATCCTGGCCGTGATGCGCGAAACCGACCAGAAGATCCACAAGGACGACTGCCGGAAGATGCTGGACGAGTTGATCGCCGACAAGCGGATGGACAAGCGCACGGTCTACGGCGGCGGCAAGAAGGTTTTTTACAAGGCGAGGCCGGAATGAGCGCCATCCGCATGTCGGCCGAGGATTACGAGCGCCTGCAATCGCGCTTCAAGCCTGGCGTGGTTCCCGTGGCCAAGAAGGCAGAGCGCAAGGCTGGACAGCGGCGCAACAAGTACGGGGCAGAGCGTACCGTGGTCGACGGCATCGAGTTCGACAGCAAGGCCGAGGCCAAGCGCTACTTGCAGCTGAAGGCAATGGAGCGTGCCGGGGAAATATCCGGGCTCGAAATCCAGGTGCGCTTCGAACTCATCCCGGCGCAGGAAATTGATGGGCGCAAGGAGCGGCCAGTCTTCTACGTGGCCGATTTCCGCTACACGACCAAGGCCGGCGAAGTCGTTGTCGAGGACACGAAGAGCGCACCGACCAAGACCAAGGAATACGTTTTGAAACGCAAGCTGATGATGCAGCGATACGGAATTGTCATTCGTGAAGTGTTGATGAAAGACTGACATGGCTAATCCAAGAGCAAGAAAAATGAGCATACCGGCACACGTAAGGCGCGATGTTGCCAACAAATACGGGTGCAAGCCAGGCGAGCTCGTTGTCGTCAAATGCCATTACTGCGAAGAAACAGGGTCTATTTTTTGGTCAATCAGAAGATCGGAAAAGGTCGGATGGGTATCAATTCAGGGGCTTGAAATGGATCACGTTGTTCCAGAGTCGGCAGGCGGCAAAACATCTTCCGACAATATTGTTCTCGCATGTCGCCATTGCAACAGATCGAAGCGCGACAAACTTGCCGATGAATGGAGGCCAAAGTAATGGCCGGCGACTGGATAAAGATGCGATCGAACCTCTGGGACGATCCTCGCATTGCAAAGCTGTGCGACATCACAGATCAATCAGAGGCAGCAATCGTCGGCGGCCTGTATTGGCTTTGGGCTACTGCTGACCAGCACTCAGAAGACGGACTGATGCACGGCCTTACCCTGCGCGCCATTGATCGAAAAACGGGAATTCAAGGTTTAGGTGAAGCCCTTGTCGTTGCTGGGTGGCTTGAAGATCATCCGGAAGGTGTCCGCATCGTTCGCTTCGACGAACACAACGGCGCATCGGCCAAGAAGCGCTGCCAGACAGCAAAGCGGGTGGCTAACTTCAAAGCCGGGAACGCATGCGAAACGCCAGAAGAACCCAAAGGTAACGCACCAAGCGTTACCAAAACGTTACCAGTGCGTGACCTAGAGGAAGAGAAGAGAAGAGAAGAGGTAAACCCATCTCTCTCTGCCCCCCTACCCCCCACGACACGAAAAGGACTGGTCTGCGGACTTCTCCGAAAAGCCGGCATGGCTGACGCAGCTCCGCATTACCTGACCGATGAGACATGGGAAACGATTCTCTCCAAGCGCACCGATGAGGAAATCGTTGAAGTGGCCAGGGCAAAGATGGCTGCAAAGCCGAACGAGCGCATCGGCCTGAAGTACATCGCCAAGGCGTTGCTGGAAGACCCGCAGCCGATCACAGCGAACGCCAGGGCTTCTCCGAATGGGAAGCCGCCGAACCTGACTGACATCCGAAGAAACACCGTTGCAGCCCTTACCGGAAATACCAGAAATGAAACGACTGAACGCGACATCACTGGCGAGTCTTACCGAGTCTCGTAGCCTGGACATAGCGCCTACGACCGGTTACGCAGCACCGCTGCGCAGGGATTGGGTGGAGCGCATTTTCGCTGTCCTGTCTGCCGGGTTCGGCCAGCAGTTTGCCGATAAGTGGTCATGCGCTGACCCGGACGAGATGAAATCGCTATGGGCGAACAAGCTGGCTGGATTTTTTGATCAGCCAGACGCGCTACGCAAGGCGCTTGACGAAGCTACGGACGCCGGGTTTCCACCGAACATTGGAGAGTTCAAAAGGCTCTGTCAGAAGCACTACGTCGACCGCTCCGCGGCGTATCGCGCTGCTGAAAGCGCTGCACGGCTGATGTCTGAAATCAAAGCCAAGTGAGGTGTATCGAATGCGATCACCTGAACATGAAGGATCACGAAAAGCTGACGGCGCAGGGATTCGCCCGGTGTCCGTTCGACGCGATCGGGTTTTATCGGTCCGTGGCAATCATGCGAGAGTGCAACAGGTTCAGCCAAGCCAAGGCCGATGTTCGGCTGGTGCGGCTCGAATGGATGGATAGAAGGGCTAAAGCATGGCAAGAAATCTCGCCGGAATGACGAATGGAGAAGAGGCGTTTTGCGTTGAGTTCGCAAAAACTGGCAACGCCTCGGCTTCCTATCGCGTCGCCTATCCGAACAGCAAGGCCAAGCCGCCAACGATCAACGTCCTTGCTTCAAGGCTTCTGGCCAAAGATAAGATCCAGCTAAGAATCGCCGAATTGCGCCAGAAGGCCGAGCAATTCACGGACATGACCATCGAGCGCTGGGCAAAGGAAGTCACTCGCCTGGCCACTTCTGACATCCGCCAGATCATGCACCCGAACGGCAAGATGAAGCTGCCGCATGAACTGGACGAGGACACTGCTGCGGCTGTCGCGTCGTTCAAGATCGACATCGACGGCACCATCGAATACAAGTTCTGGCCGAAGGCGCAGCCGCTGGACATGATGGCCAAGCACAAGGGCGCCTATGAGCGCGACAACAAGCAGAAGGCCGACCCGCTGGCCGAACTATTCAAGTCGCTGAGCGGGAACGTGATGCGGCCGGTGAAGGATTCAAACCAAGAAAGAGAGGACGAATGATGACTCCGCTGTACATTTTTGACCTTGATGGCACGCTGGCGCTTACCGAGCATCGCCAGCACCTTGTTCAAGGGGGCGAGTGCCCGCATTGTCACGGCTGCGGAGAGGTTCCCGGAGAGGTTCCGTGCAGCGCTTGTGCCGGGACCAAGAAGAGCAAACCAGACTGGAAGGCTTTCTTTGCCGCTTGTGTTCGTGATCTGCCGAACACGGCAGTCATCGACACGCTGCACAACCTGGTTGATTCTGGCGCCGAAGTCTGGGTGTGGTCTGGGCGTAGCTCCGAGGTAATGCAGCAAACCCAGGAATGGCTGATGCAGCATGTCGCGATCGATGACTTGGCGCTAATGATGCGAGTCGAAGGCGACTTCACGCCCGATGAGGTGCTGAAGCAGTCGTGGCTTGAGTCGATGGCCGCCTACGATCGCCGCCGCCTTGTCGCCGTGTTCGATGACCGGAAGAAGGTTGTCGAGATGTGGCGCAGCAATGGCGTGCCTTGCTTCCAGGTTGCGCCGGGGGAGTTTTGAAATGATCAAACCCCTGTTTGCCCGCCTTCGGTCGCGCGTGCGCCTGGCCATCCTGAAGCGCGCTATCCGCTTCGTTGAGAAGTCCGGCCTGTCCGTTGTCCAGATCGAGCGCAGAAAAGGCGCGGTGTATCTGGTGGCCGGCAATGGCCAGTACGTGCGGTTTGATCGGGTGCGTGGCTGATGGTCGGAAACGCGCCCCTGCTATCCATCTTTGGAGAGCCGTTCTTGCTGTTTGTGTTTGGACTTCTCTTGGCCTTCTGGTTCTTGTGCATGTATGCGTTGAATGGGCTGACGTTGGGCCCGCACAGGGATAGATGCGATGAGTAACGTAGTTGAGTTCAGGCGGCCGGAAGAGATCGATCGCCATGCCTCTGGAGAGGCTTTTTGCCTGCATTGCAGACACGAATGGATTGCTGTCGCGACTCTTGGAACGACGCAGCTTGAGTGCCCAGAGTGCAGGACGATGAAGGGTAAATGGCGATTCGAGTTCAAGCCGGCCCCTGGCTCGCTTGTTCGCGAGTGTAGCTGCGGAAACCAACTGTTTTATCTAACGCCTGATGGCCATCTGTGTGCCAATTGTGGCACCTATCAGCGGTATGACTGAAGAGTTTTCGCCGGAAGAACTTCGCGCAAATCTCGATGATCCGATGTGGAGGCTGTCGAACCTCTACAAAATCATCATCAAGGGTGACGACGACGAGGAAGACGACCCTGGCCTGGTCATCCAGTTCAAGCCCAATCGTGCGCAGCGTCGATTCCTCGCGCGGCTGCACAATCGCAATATCATCCTCAAAGCCCGGCAATTGGGATTTTGTGTTTCTCCCGAAACGCGGGTGCTTACTGCAGACCTGCGATGGGTTCCGATTGCCAACATTGAGCCTGGGCAGGAGGTTGTAGCGGTCGATGAAAACCCACCCGGCGGGCGCGGGCCGGCGCGCAAGATGCGGACGGCCACGGTTGAGGCCGTGAAAGTGTTTAGGGCGCAGCGTTACCGGATCACATTTGACGACGGGCGCGAAGTGGTTTGCACCGACCGTCATCCTTGGCTTTCACGCAAGGCCGGCACAGATGCGAAGTGGCGCAGCATCAGTGGCGAAGGCAATGCCGTTGCGGGCCGCTTGTGTGTCGGAACAATGGTTCGGTGGGTAACAAAGCCGTGGGGCGAGTCATCCGTCGAAGACGGCTGGTTCGGTGGGATGCTCGACGGCGAGGGCTGTATATCGAAGCGGAACACGTCTGCCGGAATCAATGTGTCACAGCGCGAAGGTCCGGTTTGGGACCGCCTGGTTCGGTACGCCAGAGACCGCGGTTACAGCGCATGTATCGAAGGCGACAAGGCAGAGCGACCACACAAGCATGGCAAGGCGCCAGTGCCGAAGCTGGCGTTCGGTCGAATGGACGAAATTTTCCGCCTTATCGGTCAAACGCGGCCTACGCGATTCATCGGCAATCGGTTTTGGGAGGGTCGGGAGCTTCCAGGCAAGCGCAACGGAGGAGTGGGGTGGGCGACCATTACCAAGATCGAGGCAATCGGCGAGGGCGATGTCGTCGATATGCAGACGACGACAGGAACCTACATTGCCGAGGGCTTCGTGTCGCACAACACGACGCTGATCTGCATCCTGTGGCTCGATACCGCGCTGTTCTCGCAGGATCCAATCCGCTGCGGCATCATTGCCCAGGATCGTGAGGCCGCGGAGAACATTTTCCGAACGAAGGTGCGCTTCGCCTACGACAACCTTCCCGAGCCATTGAAGGCGGTCATGCCGGTTTCGAAGTCGACCGCTTCCGAACTGGAGTTCGGCCACAACGGTTCGAGCATCCGCGTGGCCACGTCCATGCGATCGGGCACCATTCACCGCCTGCATGTCTCGGAGTTCGGGAAGATCTGCGCGAAGTACCCGGACAAGGCCAAGGAAGTTGTCACCGGCTCGATCCCGGCCGTTCCAACGTCCGGCATTCTGGTGATCGAGTCGACGGCCGAAGGCCAGGAAGGCGAGTTCTACAAGATGTCCGAGCGGGCCAAGGCGTTGCACCAACAGAAGGTGGCGCTGACGGCAAAGGATTACCGCTTTCACTTCTTCGCTTGGTGGGATGCGCCTGAATACGTTCTTCCGGCTGGTTCTGTGCCAATTTCGGAAGTGCATCACAAGTATTTCAACGAACTCGAATTGGTGATCTCTCGAAAGATAACGCCGGAGCAGCGCGCCTGGTACGTTGCAACGCTTGAATCTGATTTCTCTGGCTATGCGCCGCTGATGTGGCAGGAGTATCCGTCCTGTATCGCTGGCGACGTGCTCGTTGGAACTCCAGAAGGGATCGTCCCAATCAAGGATGCGGTGATTGATGGCGAAACCATTCTGGCGCACACCAATAAAGGCGTTCGTCCTGTGTTTTTGGTTCGCACCAGGCTGGGTTACACCATACGGTGCACAGATGACCACCCGATCAAGACACCTAGTGGAGCGTTCCGAAAGATTTGCGAAGGCTTGTCTGTTGGCGATCGCGTTGTCATTGGGAAGCCAATGCTATCGGACAAGATTCGGCATGTCTCATGGCGCCCGGCACCGTTCGTTGATGGGCGAATTGATATTTCTGCCGAGTTCGCCGAGTTCTTGGGCGTATTCATGGGCGACGGCTGTTTCCATAACGGCACGATGAGCGTTGCCTGCGATGCTCAGGACGAGGACACAATCAAAGCGGTCGAATCAATGTTCTCCAGATTCTTTGGAGGATCATCGTCGCGCATTACCGGAGACAAGAAAGGGTGCGTCGAGGTCAGGAAGTCTAGTGAGTGGTTTGCAGACCCGCTTCTGGCATTGGGGATCGTTGAAAGACGATTGTCTGGCGGGCTGAAGCGGAAGGTTCATGTTCCTCCAGTCATATTCCGTTCTCCAACCCCGGTTGTGTGTGCGTTTTTGCGTGGCTTGTTTGAGGCTGACGGCTTTGCAGCAAGGGATGGAACGAGCATCAAGTTCTTCAGCAAGCACGGGCATGTTGTTCGTGACGTGCAACTTCTGTTGCTCGCGATTGGCATTGAATCAAGGGCATCAGAGCAGACCAAGGTTTCCGGTTGCGGGAATGAATACCACGGGTGGGAACTGGCGCTACGGGCAGATGGGGTTCGAAAGTTCGCGGTCGACGTCGGCTTCATTTCATCAAGGAAGCAGGCGCGGGCGGACATGTCGCTACGTAAGCGCAAGACCGGTTCTGCCGCGGCTTTCGATTGGACTGACGAGATTGTGTCTATTGCCCAGGACGGCGAGGCCGAGGTATTCGACATCACTACGGCTACCAACGAGTTCGACGCTGGTGGAATTGTGGTCCATAACTGCCCCGAAGAGGCGTTCCAGGTTTCGACCGAGGGGTGCTACTACGCCGAGCAGCTGGCCCGCGTGCGCAAAGATGGCCGCATCATGCGTGCGCTGCCAATCCTGCCGGTCCAGGTCAATACCTTCTGGGATTTGGGGCGCGGCGACATGACTACCGTATGGCTGCACCAGCGCGCGACCATGCAAGACCGATTCCTGTACTACTACGAGAACAGCGGCGAAGACCTGATCCACTACGTCCAGCATCTGCAACAGGTGGCGGCCGAGAAGCGCATCGTCTGGGGCACGCATTACCTTCCGCACGAAGCCGACTACAAGCGCCTGGGCAAGACGCCGGACACGAACCAGAGCCTGAAGGAAATGCTTGAAGAGCTTTGGCCTGGCCAGCGGTTTGCGATCGTGCCGCGCATTTCGACGCTGCAGGCCGGCATCGAGGCTACGCGATCGTCCTTCTCTTCGGCGTGGTTTGACGAAGAGGGGTGCGCGCAAGGGATCAAGCGCCTGGGGAACTACCGGAAGAAGTGGAACAAGGCGATGGGCTGCTGGTCGGACGAAGAGCAGAGCGACGACAACGCGCACGGTGCTGACGCCTTCCGCCAGTGGGCGCAGGAATTGCGCAGCGGCAACACGTTTGCATCGGGCGCGCCGTCAAGCAGCGGATTCAAGCGCCGCGGCTCCCCGATGGCGGTCTGAGTTCGTGGCAAGCATCGCACAATGGTTTCTGCAACACGAAGGCTGGTTGCCGTGCTTTCTCTCTCTCCGGGGGTTGGTTTCGATCCGGTAGCCAGCCCCCGTGTTGCAACTGCCAAGCGGGCCCGGCCGCGAATAGGGCCCGCGCAATTTCTCTGTTCCGATGCAAGCATGGCGAAATGACCCCGGTTTCCACACCGGGGTTTTTTTATGTCCGTGTCAGTCGATCTCAGCAAAGCGTTCTTGCACCGCCAGCACGGCGATCTGGTGATGATCCTCACCTGGATGAACGACGAGCGGGCAATGATCCTCGTTCCCGCATTCCGCCAGGGGGCTCCGTGGTTCGTGGTCATGGAGTCGGCATCGTACTCATGGGATGACGAAGACCAGAAGAACATCCCCGAAGTCGTGCGCAAATCGACCAAGGCTTGCGAAGTCCTGGGCATCGAGGCCACGCCCCACAACTGCCGGCGCATCGCCGGGATCATCATCGACTCGCTGCCGGACCTGATCAGGATGCCATCTTCTCCACCGCAGGAGTTCCACAAGGAAAGCTACGGGAACCTCACGCTGAAGGCTGACGGGCAGGTGATGGCCCAAGAGGAAATCCGCGTCGAGAAGGAAGGCGCGACGTATGGATAACCCGCTGGACGTTCGGTCGATCCGCGGCAAAGCGCCCGGCGACCAGTATTCGGACTGGATCGACGGCGGCACCACGCCGAACGTTCCCGAGAAGGTCGAAGCGCATCCACTGGACTCCGAACAGGCGCGCGGCACGCTTCAGCGGCTGCTCGAATGGTTCTACCTCGAGCGCGAACGCCAATCCGAGAACCGCATGGAAATGGCGCTCGATCATTCGTTCTACGACAACGAGCAGTGGGATCCGGATGACGCGGCAACGCTGCGCGACCGCGGCCAGATGCCGCTGGTGTTCAACGAAGTGGCGCCGATGGTCGACTGGATCATTGGCACCGAGCGCCGTACTCGCGTTGACTGGAAGGTGCTGCCGCGTACCGATGATGATGTCGAGGCGGCCAACACGAAGACCAAGGTTCTCAAGTTCATTTCTGACATCAACCGCGTGGTGTTCAACCGCTCCCGTGCCTTCGCGGATGCGGTGAAGGGCGGTGTCGGCTGGGTGGATGACGGCCCGCGCGACGACCCGACGCAAGACATTCTGTATTCGAAGTACGAGGACTGGCGAAATATCCTCTGGGATTCGTCCAGTTATGAGCTCGATCTGTCGGACGCGCGTTACCTGTTCCGCTGGCGCTGGGTCGATGAAGACATTGCGCTGATGATGTTCCCCGATCGCGCCGACCAGATCCGCGCCGCCGTCGAGGATGCCGGCAACTTCTCCAACGAGTTTGACGAGGACGGCTGGTATCTCGGCGAAAGCCTGGCCAACAAGGAGCGCTCCGGGTCGATCTACGCGACCGGCTTTGGTGCGATGGTCGATGCCAAGCGCCGGCGCGTGAAGTTGATCGAAGCGCAGTTCCGCATGCCAACGATGGTCAAGATCGTTGCCGATGGCCCCATGAAGGGCGCTTTCTTCCATGAGTCGGACAAAGCGCTTGGCGCTGCCGTGGCGAACTCTGGCGGCTCGATCATCGACCGCGTGATGATGCGCACGCATTTCGCGGTATTCACCGAAGCGGCGTTGCTCTCGCTTAGCCCGTCGCTGGCCCGGCACAACCGTTTCAGCCTGACGCCGATCTGGTGCTACCGCCGCGGGCGTGACCGCCTGCCGTATGGCGTGATTCGCCGTGTCCGTGACTTGCAGCAGGACTTGAACAAGCGCGCATCCAAGGCGCTGTTCATGCTGAACACGAACCAGATCATTGCCGACGAAGGCGCGGTCGAGGACTGGAACGCGACTCGCGACGAAGCCGACCGCCCGGACGGTGTGATCGTGAAGAAGCAGGGCAAGGAATTCCGCCTGCAGCGCGATACCGACGCGGCGACCGGGCAGCTGCAAATGATGACGATGGATGCGCAGAGCATCCAGAAATCCGCGGGCGTCTCCGACGAAAACCTTGGGCGGCAGACCAATGCGGTTTCTGGCGAGGCCATTAAGGCGCGCCAGCTTCAGGGATCCGTGGTCACGACCGAGCCTTTCGACAATCTGCGGCTGGCTGTTCAGGTGCAGGGCGAGAAGCAGCTTTCCCTGGCCGAGCAGTTCTACACCGAAGAGAAGGTCATTCGCCTGACCGGCGCGCGTGGCGCGCTCGAGTGGGTCAAGGTCAACAAGGTGGAAATGCAGCCTGACGGTTCCGTTCGGGTGATCAACGACATCACATCGAGCCAGGCCGATTTCGTTGTGTCCGAGCAGGACTACGCCGGCACCCTGCGGCAAGTGATGTTCGAGTCGTTGAACCAGATGGCTTCGCGGCTGCCGCCCGAGATTTCGCTGCGCCTGCTGACCATTGCAATGGACTTCTCCGATCTGCCGAACAAGGACGAGATCGCCGACCAGATCCGCGGGATCACCGGCGACCGCGATCCGAACAAGGAAATGACGCCGGAAGAAGCGCAGCAGGTACAGCAGCAAATGCAGCAGCAGGCCGAAGCGCTTCAGATGCAGCGCGAGCAGGCGATGCTCACGCTCGAGGAACAGCGTGCCAAGGTGCGCGAGATCAATGCCAAGGCCGCGAAGATCGAATCGGAAGCGGGCGGGTCCGGTGGCGTTCCTCCGGAGATCGAGCAGGCCATGCGCCAGGTGCAAGCCCAGGCCGCCGACCAGATCGAGCAACTGACCGGGCAACTGACGAAGCTGCAATCCGACCTCGCAAACCGCACCCTGCAGATCCGGACCGATGCCGATACCAAGGCCGAGTGCGCGCGCATCCAGGCCGATGCAGATATTCGCGTCGCGGAGATCAACAACAACGCAAACGCCCAGATGGATGCGCTGCAAAAGCGTTTCGACGGGATCGTGAAGCAGCTCGAAGACCGTATTGCGGATGCCGAGCGAGCCGCTACGGACGCAGCCAAAGAAGCGGCCGCCAAGCCCGAGCCAGCCCCGGCAGCAGAGCCGGCGCCGGCCGCTGCCCCCGTTATCCCCAACATGACTTTCGAATTCAACGTCGACGCGAAGAGCGGTGCCGTTTCCAAGAAGGTAACGATCGAGAAGGACGACAAGGGCAACGTGACCGGGGCAAAGCTTGTTGAAGAATGGGGCGAGAAATGATGCTCAGCCTTCGTGATGGCTTCCTGTACGTCGACAACCTGAGATTTTGTTTTGCGGAGCAAGGAAATGGACGCCCAGAGTTGCCAGCCGGCCGATATGAGGTCACGACGCAATACGCGCATGTGCGTGGAAAGACCCTGCCCGACGCCGTTGGACTCGGCTGGATTGGGGCTGATCGTGGCTGCGACATCGTTCTCGGTTCAGTGCGTGGCCGCAGCGGTGTCGTTCCACAGGAATCTCTTGTCTCTCGCCTGGTCGCCGTTCTTGAAGAAGCACAGAACCGCGGAAAGATCGTGATGCTGGAGGTTGAATGATGGAACTCACATTCGACATAGCCTTCGATCGGCTGATAGGCCACGAAGGCGGGTACAGCCTCGATCCGAACGACCCGGGCGGCGAAACCAAGTTCGGCATATCGAAGCGGACCTATCCGCATATCGACATTGCCAGCCTCACACGCGAGCAGGCCAAGACCATCTATCGGCGTGACTTCTGGGATCCGCTGGGCGCCGATGCGCACCCGTCGATTCGCTTCCAGGCGTTCGACTTCGCTGTGAATTCCGGAATTCCGACCGCGATCAGGAAGCTGCAACAAGTGATTGGCGTTGCCGATGACGGCATCTTCGGGCCGCGCAGCCGGGCGGCACTGGTGGCGATGCCGGTGTCGGATGTGCTGATGCGCTACCTGGCAGCCCGCCTTGAGTTCATGACGAAGCTCAAGAACTGGCCGAACCACGGCGCCGGATGGGCCAACAGGATCGCCGGCAATCTCCGCTACGCAGCACAGGATAACGAGGTCTGACATGCCGCTACTCCCAATCATCGGCCTGGTCGCTAACGTCGTGCCGCAGCTTCTCGGGCTGTTCGGCCGAAACAACGAAGCCGAGATCGCCGGCAAGGTCGCGGACATTGCGACCAAGATCACCGGCATGGCTGATGTGGATCAGGCCGCGGCAGCGATCAACGCCGACCCGGCCCTGGCCCTGCAGTTCAAGACGGCCGTTCTGGCGCAGCAGACCGAACTCGCCAACCTGGCATTCGCTACGGAAAAGCTCTACGTCGAGGACGTTCAGGATGCCCGCAAGTACCGCGACGACAAGGTATTCGGCCTCGGTGTCGTGATCCTGCTTTCGTTCGGAACTGCCGTGCTGCTCGTACTGTGGGGCGGCTACAAGATTCTTAGCGGTGGCGTCTCGGTCGAGCCCGGCATGTTCGCGGCGATCACGGGATTCATCGGCACGCTGATTGGGTACATCGCGGCCAACGCGCAGAGCGTGGTCAATTACTACTTCGGCTCGTCTCGCGGATCGACGCAGAAGACGGATGCCCTTGAAAGTTCAATCAAAGCCTTCGGAGAAAGAAAGTGAGCGACGATTTCACGTTGAAACGCGAAAGCGACCACTCCCCGCCGCCGTGCCAGGACCACGACCGGCGCCTGGCGCTCGTTGAGCAAACGATGTCCGGCATCCGATCAACGAACGAGCAGATCAGCAGCAAGCTCGACGTACTCATCGCCGCCATGACCAAGGTTGCCTTGCTCGAAGAGCGGCACCTGTCGCAGCAGGTCGATCTCAACCGGGCGCATGACCGCATCGGCAAGACGATGGATCTGCTTTCGGCGCATATCAGCACCACAGAAGCATTCATCAACTACTCCAAGGGGCGCGACAAGGTTCTTTGGGCGATGGGCGTGGCGGTGGCAGCCCTCATCGTGAAAGCACTTTTCTTTGCCGCCAATGCCGGTTTCCACCCATAGGAGAATTACATGACCAAGTACGCGCATCCGGACGTTCTCGACAACGGCCCTGCCTACATCAAGGCGAACTGCAACAAGGTGATCCTCATCACCGCCTATTCCACCGTCTATGCGACCGTGAACGGAGCCAACAAGATCGCCGAGGCGGCGCTTGTCACGGGCGACTTCGCAATCGCTGGCGCGGACGGCGCGGCCCGAGTGCTGACCGCCACGCTGACCGGGAAGAGCATGGGCAATGCCCTGCAAGGCTTGGCAGACGGCACAGGGATGCACCTGGCCTTTGTCGATACCGCCAACAGCAAGGTGCTATACGTGACTGACGAAAGCTCCGATCAGCCGATTACCAACGGCAACCCGGTGCAACTCAACAGTAACCCGACGTACTCGAGCAATCAGCCGACTTGATCCATGGCCTACTTCGGGGCGAAGGGCAATCCGGTCATCGGCGGTGCTTTCATGCGCTGCCGTGTGACCGCGGCAAGCCTGATCCAGACAATCACCGGTGCCGCTGGGCGCATCGTCTCGGGTCTGGTTTCGCTCGTCCTCGGAAGCGCCGCGGTACAGGCTAACACCGCAAGTTCTGTGCAGCTTGTCGTCGGTGAGATCATCAATTCGTCCTTCACTAACGGCACACCGGGCGAGGTATCGCTGGCTGCCTATTTCCCGGCCATCGCGGGAACAGAGCAGTCGATCGCCGTAACGTCCGGGTCGCTCCCCAGCGGCGTCACGCTGGACCCGATCGGCAAGCGCCTCGTCTATGACGGAACGCCGGGGCTGGCTTCTGTTTCAGCCACGATTACCGGCAAGGCCAATGCCCCCAAGCTCTCCTTCTCCAACGCAACCGGGGTTATTCCGGTCATGGCTGGGATCGCGTTCCCCAAAGGGGTGGTAAGCGGGTCGCTTGGGTCAAGCGAGTCGAACCTGCGGGTAGTGACGCGCAGAACCTGGAATGACGGCTCGATCAAGCATGCTGTCGTGGTTGGTACGTGCGACGCGAGCGCGACCGTCACGTTCAACACGTCACCCGGCTCCGGGTCGAGTATGTCTGCTTCGGACATCGCAGCAGCCGCGCCGACCGCGGTTGTCGATCTCGGGTCACTCGGCACCGCCGACCTCTCCACGTTGTTGTCCACGCCTTTCGAAACCTGGATTGCCACGGCGAAGTTCGTTGAGTGTCACTACCGCTGGACATCGAGTGTCAATACCGCTATCGCCGTCGAGTTCCAGGTAAGGCTATGGCACAACGGCGTGCTGTGGGTGCGGGCCAACGTCGAGAACAGCAAACGGCTGCGTACCAACGGTTCAGGAAGCTACAACGTTCCTATCACGGGGTCAGTTACCTTGTTCGGAACGACCGTCCAGACGTATTCGGCGACAGCGCTCTACGAGAACACGCAGCATATCCATGAGCGGTGGGCGGGCGGAACGCAGTACGACATCGTTGTTGTTCACGACACGAAGCAGGTAACAAGAACCAAACTTGTCCCTGAGTATGGGATGGTCTCCGCGATCACCGAAAGCAGGCTCGCATCGCTGCCGCAGACATACGCCATAAATTCCTCGCTCGGATTTACGCCGTCAATGGGTGCAGCCGGGTATCAAGACCAAATCGGGATGCTGCCGACCTGGGATGCTTGCTACCTTGTAAGCGGTGATGCGCGGGCGTACCGCTCTGTGCTGGCTCACGGAAAAGCGGGATTCAACTACCCGATACTGTGGCGCGAATCCGGGCGCATGCTGACCCCAGCGGACTACCCAACGGCGAACTACGCAGGCGTCGGACAAGGCGGTACAGAAGGGCTGAGCGCTGGTTCGCTTACCTGGGAGCAGGCCCACCACCCAAGCATGGGCTATCTTGCGTATCTGCTGACCGGCGATGCTCTTTACGAAGACGCCATGCTTGGGCAGTTGGCGACTAACTTTCAGGTTATTTCCGCCAGCGCAAACCGGGTTTGCTATTGGGGGCAGACGCGGGGCACGGCCTGGACCAAGCGGACTATCGCAAATGCTGCAGGGCTCGCGCATGATGGGGCCGCTGAACTCGCGCCAGCAAAAGCATGGTTCAAGGCGCACGTCGACTACTACACGTCGAAGACGCTTGACGAGCCTCTGGCGGTCAATTCTGACCTCGGGTATCCGGTTGTTGTCAGCACCTACAACGCTTCGTTGCCGCAGACCGTAGCCCCATGGATGCACAATTTCTGGATCGCGGCTATGGGTTACGCGAGCGACGTGGAGCCGGTCGATTCTGCGGACATGGCTAAACTGGTTGCCTTGCGCGACTGGATGTATCGCGGCATCGTCGGATTCCTCGGGGACGGATCATCAGGTCATTTCTGCTACACCTACCTCGCCGACTACAGACTGACGATTTCCCCGGAGGTTGTCGGTGCCTTCACCGTGCGTTTCGCCAAGGACATTTACCAGTCCTGGGGAGACGTGATGTTGGCAACACACGGCTCGGTATCCTGTGGAACCACAGTTTCCTTTAACGCGAGTGAACACTACGCTGACGTTGGCATGGCTATGCCAGCGGTGGCTTACGCGGTCGACCATGCCGCGTCCGGAATGAGTGCGGCCTACTCTCGACTCACCTCCGCAACAGGATGGTCGACGTTCCTAGCGAATGCCTGGGGGCAACAGCCTGTTTGGGGCGTGGCTCCAAGAACTGCAACGCCTGTGTCGTTGCGTACCGCGAATGTAACGATTGCCGCAGACCCTGATGATTTCGGGCTTCTTGGAACGGCTGTCGCCGGCATGACTGCTGGAGCATGGCTAAACTACACCAGCACGAACATTAACGACAAGGTCAGCTATGCCGATACACCAGTGCAAGCTGACGCGCCTTTCTCGGCACTGGAAACGCAGGCTAACTACCCGCTGACGCTGTGGGCGAACAAATGGTTCTTTGACCCGGCGACAAAGCAACTTGGAGGGGTTGGCACCGCACAAGGATTTATCAGTGAGTCTCCTACTGGCACGCACTCCAAGGCAGTCTGGTTTGATTTACTGACCAATTCCTTCTTCCAGGACTGGAACCCAACCGGGAAGGCCGAAGGGCACATATACGACGGCAACAGCAGCCGGGCGTTGAACGGGTACGTGTATCGCAGAGCTTTCGGCGGTACCTCGATCTGGCGCTGCGACGTGAGCACGAAGGTATGGTCGAACTCCGGCCTGTCGCATTCCGGGGTCTATGCCTACGATGCGTGCGGCCTCGACGTGTTCCCAGATTGGGGAACGTCCGGATCGCTTCTGATGATCGGCGGAGCCGCAGGAAACGGATCGCTGTTCCGGTGGGATTTAAGCACCGGAACGAGAACCAGCCTCGGCTCTTTCCCGGTGGGCGACTACCCCGTGCTTTTCTATGTCGAAGCCTTACAGTGCATCGTCTTTGGCGGCGGTTCCGCAGCCACGGGTAAGCTCTACACGCTGGACAAATTCGGCACGATTACGCAGATCAGCACGACTCTACCGGCTGGAATAAACTGCGCGGGCTCCGGGCCGCTGCTCCCAGACCCGCTAGGACGTGCCTTGGTCTGGTTCATCTCGCACAACCTCAACAAGATTTACAAGATGGATATTGCGACCGGTGTATGGACAGACTGTGGCGCTGTTCCTTCCGGGCTGAACGGGAAAATAAATTACTCGGTAGGGATAACGCTGCACGGGCTCGGGGCAATAGTCATACTGAACGGTTCTGGCCGCGGCGGAGACACAAATACCTACTCGAAATTCTGGCTCTATAAGGTCTGACCATGGCGAACATTTGCTCTCATGATTTCAACGTAGCAGACAACACGCTGCTCCGTGATGTATCGGGCTGGGCGAAGATTTACGGCATTACTGTCGATCTGCGCGTTTTTGATGGGATGGTCAGCAATCGAAGCGCGGCCGGACCTGGTGCTGCCGGTTTTCAATGTTCGCTCGGAACGCCGCCGTCTGCCGACTACGAAGTGAGTTGTGATCTGGTAGTCAAGTCGGTAATCAGCGATTGCTACGTCGGGGTGGCGGGGCGCATCCAGTCTGGCGCTACGACCTTTTATCAGTTCTACCACAACGGCACAACAAACGAGTGGGCAGTTTCTAAGCGGATAGCGGACACCAACACCGTTCTCGGTACTGTTGCTAGCGGCGTTTCTGCCGGCAATACCTATCGCATCAAGCTCAAAATGGATGGCAACCAGATCAGCGGCTATGTCAATGGCGCGCTTGTTCTTGGCCCGTTCACCAACAGCGAAATCACAGGCGCCGGACTGCCCGGCATTCGTCGTCTGGACAATACCAACTCCACGTCAACGACAGGCGTTCATTACGACAATTTCAGCGCGGACACGCTGACCGCATCAGCGACCAATGTGACCGCTTCGAATGCCACCCAGAGCAATACCGTATCCAGTGGCGCCATTCTCTCGGTACTCACCGGAACGCTCACCACGGCGCCGTTGAAAAACAACGCGGGTGCATTGCTGGCCAATGAAACGGGCGCCACGGCATTCGTGCACAACGTCGCTACCGGCGCCTTGGTGGTTATGAAGACAGGGCAAACGACGAACGCCTCTGGGGTGATGACGATCAACGATGCGGCGATCGTACCTGGCACCCTGTACCGGGTCGTCGTGAAGCTGGCGTCGACCGCCGAAGGGCTCGATAAATTGACTGCGACTTAAGGATAGAACATGACAATCACCTCACGCGACAACATTATCGACGCCCTAGGAAACACTTCGTCCCGGTTGGTTATAGATAAAGCATCGCTTGCGAATGCCGTTGCCGGGCAGTTCTTTAGCCTCTGGACAGCAACTGGCGTTCCTGGCGCTGGGTCCGCTCCCGGCGCCGCTGCGGTGCCGACCAAGGCAACGACCGGCGCCTTCGGTTTTACAAATCAAACGGCACCAACGTCCAGTTACATTGCCTGGTTGGCTACGCAGGCGAGCAACAACGCGACCAACCTAGAAATTCACGACCGCATTGCGCACATGGGGGGATTATCCGGAACCGTGACCACGGCACAGGGCGCCCTCAGCCTGGTGACGACCGATCCAGGCGCGGATCGACTAGGTGACGCCAACTACTCAGACGTGCAGTGGTGGCTGGAGATTTACACGGCGCTTGGCGCAACCGGCGTCAACGCGACGGTCGCAGTCACGTATGACGACGATTCAACGGGCAATCTCGCTGCAATCGCGCTCAGCGCAACCCCGAGGCAGGGGCGGCTGTATCCGCTGGTTTCTGCTTCGCCTGGAAGGTTCATCAAGGCGGTGAACAGTGTAACCCTGTCGGCCACAACCGGCACCGCAGGCAACTTTGGCATCACCGCCACGCGGCCGCGCACATCCGTGTCGATGCCGCTGGCCAATAAGACCGAGACATTCGATTGGGCCATGCTTGGTCTTCCGAACGTGCCGAACGACTCTTGCCTGATGATGTTGATGTGCTGCACGACGACCTCGACCGGAGCGGTGCGCGGTCAGGGCAAGATCGCTCACAAGTAAGCCATGTCGGTAAAATTCCCACAGGTCGACCTGCCGCGCGGCGTCTCGGGCGCCTCCGACCTGTGGGATGACGACGGCGCTGCAGGGCAGATTCTGCGCGCGGATTTCTTCGCGCAATCTTCGTCGACCAGCGTTAGCGTATCTTCTTCGCAACAGGACAATACCGCTTCTTCTGCCTCGATTACGCAGACGCACAAAGTCTCAGCCGCATCCGTTGTCCAGAATAATTCCGCTTCATCTTCTGCCGTAAAGCAGACGCACCTCGTCAGTGTTTCAAGCGGTGTCCAAGGTAACGCGGCCTCTGCTGCGTCGGTTAATCAGCCAAGATACGTTTCGGCTGCCAACGCTTCGCAGAAAAATCTCGCGGCATCGGCGCAGGTACACCCGCAGCGCCCCTACGTCATGCGAGTCGATACGACTTCTCGCATTCCGGGGGCGATGGTCATTGGTGACGCAGGGGCGATTCTTGTCTCGGCGAACGCCGTATCCCAAGCCAACGCGGTATCTGGCGCTCTGGTCGCCCAGCCAAGCGTAACCCAAGTTCACGCCAGTGCGGTTTCACAATCCAACTCAGCGACAAGTGCGGCGATCAAGCAAACGCACAAAATCACCTCGGCAAATGTCGCGCAGAGCAATGCTGCGTCGGGCGTCTCCGTTGCGGGTGTGGGTGGCGTAAGTCCGGCAAATTCCACACAGGCAAACGTAACTTCTGGCGTAGCAATCAAGCAGACGCACAAGATAGGTGCGGCCAACGCAGCACAGAGCAACTACGCTTCTTCGGTGTCTCTTGCGGGCGCTGCTGTCGCCGGTAATTCGATGCGGGTTGATGTTGGCTCGCTCATTTCCGGTGCGATGGTTGTTGGTGATGCCGGACATGGTGTGCTGGGTTCTGCCGTGCCGAGTTCTGGCGATGATGGCCCTGGATACCTGTACGACTTCCTTACCCTCCCTGGTGATGCCGGGAGTGAAGTGCGCGGACTGGTAACAACCTGGCCGGAACATGGAACGCTGTTCCCTTACGAAGATTCGTCCTTCGTCTACACGCCCGCCCCCGGGTTTGTTGGAACAGACTCATTTGCCTACCAGCCTTACGTCGACGGCATCCCGGTCGGCTCGCCGAGAAACGTCGACATAACGATCGCAGCGGAGCCTCATCGCGTCTCGTTCGCCTCGGCGACGCAGCACAATGCCGCGTCCTCCGTGAGCCTGCTTCGAGACAGTCTGGTGGTTCCTTCGCCGGTGTCTCAGGCGAACAATGCGTCATCCGGTGCCATCAAGCAGCAGCACCTGCTGTCGTGTGCGAATGCGACGCAGGCAAACGCTTGCTCTCCCGGGTCGCTTGGCATTCAGCCTCGTCTGATCGTTGCCGCCCCGGTTGCGATCGACAACGTAGCATCGGCATCCGCAATCGTTCAGACGCACCTTGTCCTGGCCGGCAACGCCGTTGCCATTGACAACCCAGCCTCGGCGCTTGCCATTGGCCAAACGCATCTTGTCAGAGTTGGCAACGCGGTCGGTGCGAATGCGGCGTCGCTTGGGAGAATTGCGCAGTACAGCTACACGACACTCCTTCCTGAATCGTTGTCGCGCCTCGCCGAAATTTGGGCGCGCATGGAACTTGATCCGGCGCGGCCGGTCGTCGTAAGCACCACAGAAATCGAGTTTGGAACGATTACCCAAGCCATCGGGGCCGGTGGCGCTGCTCGCATTGGGGCGCCGATTCTGCATTCAGAATACCCTGACGTAATGATCCTCGAGGTATGGCAGCGGCTTGGGCTGGATCCGGATAACCCGCTTGTTCAAACGCCTGTATCGCTTGATGCTGGCGCTATTCATTGCACGATCAGCGAGTCGGCTGGCGTGGTTACGGTGGAACGTCAGTGACGATTTCGGCACGCCTGGCGGCGCTGTTTGGTTACGGCGGCCCGAATGCCTACTTCCCGGCCGTCTGGTTTGTCGAGGATGAATCGACGGTCCAGGACGAACTGCGGCCAGAGTACCGCGGCAACGGAAACGTGCTGCCCTACCGATGGAATGACCCCTTCAGCGACGCCGACATCGAACGGCTGGTGCGCGAGAAATGGGAGGCGATCGAGGCCGCCCAGGAACGTGATCGTGAAGACCGCGCTGCTGACGAAGTAGCGCATGAACAAGATGGCCAGCAGGCAGCCGATCAAAACCCGATCAAGAACTCGGATCCTGACCATATCGGTGATTCCGCCGAATTGGTCATGCCGCAGCCGGGCAACGATCAAGGATTGATTGACGGTTCAGATGCCGCTGGCCAGCTGAGCGCGGCCGCCGAGGCCGCCGAATTGGAAGATCAGAAGCGCCGGCAGAACTCGGATATTGCGCTGCTTCTGGCCCTGCTCGAAGCGTGATCTTCGATGAAAGCATGGCAGCCTGAACATTCGTCTGAATGAATCGCCTTTTACCGGAGTAAATCATGGCCCCCTCTACCGTCAAATCACGTTCCGCTGAAGAAGCCGAATGGAAAGCCGAATGCGACCTTCGTTCGCTTATGGAAGCCGAGAAGATCGAGAAGGATCCAAAGCGCATGAAGGCCGCGCAGGCAATGGCCAAGAAAAAGATGCTGGAAGTGGCTGCGATTGCCTCCGAAGGCAAAGACGAATCCTGATTTTTCAACCACCACACTACTGTCAAGGAGTGACACATGAGTATTGAGCTCGACAAAGACATGGCGGCGACGCTGACCCCGGAAGAACTCGCCGCAATCCAGGACGCGGAATTCTCCCCGGAAGAACTGGCCTCAATGAAGGGTATTGCCGGCGATGACGACGAAGGCGATGACGATGACGACGACCAAGGCGCGGGCACGCAAAGCGGACAGCCCCAAGAAGGCAAAGCTGCCGGTGGTGAGAAAGCTGCAGAAGGCGAAGGTGGCGAAGGCGCGGGCGCTGAAGGCCAGGGATCTGGCGAAGAAGCTGCTGCGCAGGGTGATGATGACAACCTGACCGCCAGCCGGGGCGTTCATTACGATGCCGCATTGCCGGAAGACTTCAACGATCGTGTCACGGCGCTGGAAACCCGCGAAGCCGAGATCGAGCGTCAGTTCGAAGAAGGCGAGATCGAGGCCAAGGAATACCGTACAGCGCTGAAGGAAGTCAGCAATGAGCGTGTCCAACTCGAGCGCATGCGCGACCGTGCCGAGATCTATGCCGACCTGAACGCCCAGAACGCCAAGGCAGAGTGGAATCGCACCGTGACCAACTTCGTCAAGTCGGTCAAGGTCGAAGGCATCGACTACAGCAAGGACGCAGACAAGGCCGGCGACCTCGATACCTTCGTCAAGCGCCTGGCCGAGAATCCGGCGAACGCCGACAAGAGCGGCGAATGGTTCCTCCGCGAAGCGCACAAGCGCGTCAAGGCGCTGCATGGCATTGCTGATACGGCGGTGCCGGCGAAAGAGCTGACCAAGGAAGACAAGATCAAGCAAGCCAAGGAACAGCGTAAGCCTCCGATCGAGGCCGCGCCCAAGACCCTGGCGCAAGTTCCTGGCGGCGATGGACCGGGCGACATTGGCAGCGAGTTTGCCAACCTGGACGGCCTCGAAGGGCTGGCGCTTGAAGATGCGATCGCCAAGATGTCGCCGTCCCAGCGTGAGCGCTATCTGGCAGGTGCGTGATGGCTGAAAAGCCCACCCACATGATCGTTGATGTTCGCCCCGGAGAGCGCGTTGCGCTTTCCGATGGCGTATCGGTTGAGCTGGTCAAGAAGTCCGGCCAGCTCGCACGGCTGCGAATATCCGCGCCGCAGGACGTGAAAATCGAGAAGAAGAGCGGAGAATGCCTAGAAACAACCTCTCACCTGAAGAGCGCCTAGAACTAAGGCGAGCACGCCAGCAACGCTACCGCGAGAAAAACGCGGATAGGGTACGCGATGCGGCCAGAATTTCTCAGCGTAAACGGCGCCAAGATCCTGATGTTCGAGCTCGAGACAAAGAATACAAGCAGGCCGATAAATACCGCGAAAAGCAGCGGACATACAGGGAAGAGAACGCCGAAAAGCTGAAGGAAGCATCAATCAAGTGGCGTGATGAGAATCGCGAAAAGTTCGATGCCTACCAGGATCAATATCGCATCAACAACAGAGCCCGTGAGTCTTCAAGGGTGCGCAAGTGGGAATCGGACAATGCCGATCACGTTAAGGCGAGGCGGACGGCTTACGACATTCGCACATCTGACCAGCGCAGAGTCCGTGAAATAAACCGAAGGGCCAAGAAGAAAGCATCAGGCGGGAAGATCTCCAAGGAACTTCCGGATCGGCTTATGCGATTACAGGGTGGTCGTTGCGCCTGCTGTCGCACAAGCCTGGAGGAATCTGGATACCACTTGGATCACATCGTTCCGCTGGCATCTGGCGGGGCTCATGCAGACGACAATATTCAGTTGCTTTGTCCGCATTGCAATATCTCGAAGAGTGCCAAAGATCCCGTTGAATTCATGCAGTCGCGTGGATTCCTTATCTAGTTGATCCCAGCGTTGCAAGCATGACAGTCTAAGACCCGCAGCAGAAAGCAGGGAAGCGCAGGAGTGCTCCTAAACCTATTGAACGTCCTTATAGGAGCACTTCATAATGGCAAGAACCATCGTAGGCGTTAACGACGCCAAGGCCGTCAAGCGCTGGGCAGGTTTGCTCGCGTATGACACTTCCCAAAAGTCTTACTTCAACCAGCGATTCATGGGCCGCGGCGCTGAAGCCGAAGTGCCCGTTCAAATCCTGACCGATCTCGAATCGGATGCCGGCGAACAGATCGCTTACGACCTGTTGGCCGAACTCAAGATGGCGCCGGTCGAAGGCGAAGATGTTCTGGAAGGCAAGGAAGAACAGCAAAAGTTCTACACCGATACCATCTACATCGACCAGGCCCGCGCCGGTGTGAATACTGGCGGGCGCATGACCCGCAAGCGCACCCTCCACAACCTGCGCGAGAAGGCGAAGCGCCAGCAATCCAGCTGGTGGGGCCGCCTGATGGATGAACTCCTGTTCATCTACCTGTCCGGCGCCCGCGGCATCAATGCCAACTTCCTGTTGCCGCTTGGCTATACCGGCCGCGCCAACAACGCTCTCGTTAGCCCGGACTCGAACCACGTTTTGTACGGCAATGACGCGACCGCGTTCAACAACATCGACTCGAACGACAAGTTCGATCTGCGATTGATTGACCGCGCGAAGACCAAGGCCGATTCCCAAGGTGGTGGCGCAACCGGCGTTCCGGTCCTGCAGCCGTGCAAGATCGACGGTAACGAGACTTTCGTTTGCGTCATGCACACCTTCCAGGAAGATGACCTTCGTTCGAACACGAACACCGGTCAGTGGTTGGACATCCAGAAGGCCGCTGCCGCTGCCGAAGGCCGTAGCTCGCCGCTGTTCAAGGGTTCGCTTGGCATGTACCGCGGTTGCATCCTCCACTCGCACCGCAATGCGATCCGCTTCAACAACGCGGGCGCCGGTGCCAACGTGGAAGCAGCCCGTGCGCTGTTCATGGGTTCCCAGGCCGGCGTGATGGCCTTCGGTTCGCCTGGCACCAATCTGCGCTTCGACTGGTTCGAAGAAACGCGCGACAACGGCGATAAGGTGGTGATCTCCACGTCCTCGATCTTCGGCATCAAGAAGGTTTCTTTCAACGTCGACAACGTCGGCATGCAGGACTTCGGCGTGTTCTCTCTCGACACCGCCGCGGCTTCCCGCTAATTGGAGGGCTAGGAAATGTCTTTCACCAACAGCAATGATTTCATCATCGGCCGCAAGCCGATCCCGTTCCCGGCCGGCAAGGAAGTTGTCGCGCAGCGTTTCAGCATTGCGATGGCGGTTGGCGATCTGGCGCTCAACACCATCGGCCAGATCGGCGTCTTGCCGGCTGGCTGCGTTCCGCTCGAAGTGCGCGTCGATGCCGATGACCTTGATTCCGGCGCCGGTGCCGGCGTCTATCAGGTCGGCATCTGGGATGGCTCCGCTGCCAACCTGTCCTCGGCCGCCGATGATGGCGGTGGCGCTTGGGGTGATACCAGCACCGCAGTTGCCACGGCGTTCGACAAGTTGCTGACTCGCACGCTGAACAACATGGCCAAGGTCAACCCGACCCAGAGCGATCGCAAGATCGGCCTCAAGGTCACGACCGCGCCGACTACGCCGGCTGCCGGCACGCTCAGCGTGACGGTCTGGTACCACATGCCCTAATCGGCAATTCTCCCTCGTAGGATTTCCCGAGAGGGCAATAAGCGGGGGCGCTCAGAACGCCCCCGTTTTTGTTGGAGAACCACACCATGAAGATTGAAACCACTATCAAGCCGCGTCGTGACGGAAAGGTTCGTGTCGAGCTCAAGGGCAAGACATACGAATTTTCCAAGGATGACCAAGGCCGACTCGTTGCCGAAGTCAATGACGAAGGCGCTATTCAATACCTGTTTGGCCTGGGTGACGAATTCCTGCCGGCCGACGAAGCCGACTTCCAGAGCGCCGCAGCGATCTTTGGCAGCCAAGGCGGCGACGAAGAGGACGACGACGACGATCAGCAAATGGCTGGTGGCGCGGAAGTGGATCCTGCCTCCATTCCTGAACAGCCTCCGGTCGAAGATGAACCCGTTGCCGGTGGTCTTCCGATCGAGGAAAACACGCCGCCTTCCCACAAGAAGCCGCGTAAGGCCAAGTAAGCATGACCGTCCTCTGGTCCGCGCTGCTCCCGGACGTGCTTCCGCACGTTCGCGGATGTCCTTCGCCGGTTGCCGAGCATGAACTATTGCGCGCGGCGCAAAGGCTGTTCAATGACTCGAGGGCGTGGCGGATCACGACGGATCCGGCTGCCGTTGCTGCCGATCAGGACGAAGTGACCATTGATACCGGCGATTCATCGCTGTCTCTGGTCCGTGTCGAAGACGCCTGGTATGACGGCAAGGAACTTAGCGTATTCACCGGCGACCAGATGGCGCGCGAGTACGGCGATGACTGGCATGCGCATACCGGCACGCCCGAGGCGATCATTCAGGACGTGCCCGGCATCGTTCGCCTTTACCCGCTTCCAACTGCAGCAGCAGAAACGGGGATCAAGTTCCGGATCTCGGTAAAGCCGTCCGAGTCGTCGACCGGGCTGCCGGACAACCTGGCGTTGGAATACCGCGATTCTCTGGTGTCCGGGGCCAAGTCGATGCTGATGCTCTATCCGCGCACCGATTGGTACGCGCCGGATATTGCGATGCGCGAAGCGACGAACTTCCAGATCGACATCGAGCGTGCGACCTTGAAGGCCGCGCGTTCCTATGGGCGTGGCCGCATCGCCGGCCGCGTAAGGTGGTGCTGATGAGCTTCACTGGCCAAGAAGTAATCGATCGCGTCCGCGACACCATCAACGACACGGGGCCGATCTACCGGGTCGAGGATCCACGAATCCTGAAGGCGCTATCCGATGGCCTCGACATCGTTTGCGGTGCCGATCCCAAGCGCTTCGAGAAGGTCAGCGATTTCACGCTGGCTGACGGGTATCTGCAAACGCTTTCCTACACGCGCTGCCGTCAGTTTGTGGCCGTGGTCGGCTATCCGATGGCTGACCTCGATCTGCTGTCCTCGTTCAAGCCAGGATGGATGTCAGGAAGCGCAGGCAATTTGCAGAACTGGTCGCCACAGGTGGGCGACGACAAGAGTTTCATCGTGTATCCGCCCGCGGACGGCAGCCAGTCGATCGAGGTCCGTTGGGTCGAATCACCAGCAGAGATTACTGACGCAGGAACATCAATCACCGTGGGCGATGACCTCCTGCCAAAACTGGCCGCCTACTGTGTCGGCGTCGTGGAATTCACCGACGATGAGCATGTGAATAGCGGCCGTTCCGAACAGGCAAAAACGGAATTCATCGCCATGCTTAAGGGAGCCTGAACATGGGGCAACTGAAGGTTACAGACAACGCAGCAACGACCCTTGCCGCATCGCTCACGAGCAGCCCGGCAATCACCAGCATGACGCTGACGGATGCTTCGAAATTCCCGGTGGTCAATAACGGTGGTTCTGGGTCCGACTGGTCTTATGCCACGCTATTCGACGCCTCGAACAACCTGGAAATAGTCAAGGTCACGCGGCGCGATACCGGGTCCAACGTGGTTACGATCATTCGCGGGTCAGCCGCAGGGATCAGCGGTGTCACGGATGCCAACTGCCGCGCCTGGTCATCGGGTTCAACCGGCGTTGCCTGTCGTCTCATAGCGCAGACCGTGAATGACATTGCCGCCTCGGCAAATTCTGCTGCCGCGTCTGCAGCTTCCGCTGCCGCTTCGGTTGCGCCGCTTGCTTCGGTAGCGGGCCTGATCAAAGGCACCGGTGGGGGCGCGTACTCTGCGGCGGTTCCAGGTACTGACTACACCAATTTTGCAGCCGGGACGCGCTTAGTGTTTGCCCAGGCTTCTGCGCCGACAGGGTGGACGCAGGATGTCAGCGACGCCGCCGACAACCGAATGTTGCGCGTGGTTAAGACGGCGGGTGGTGGCTCTGGCGGTTCTAATTCGCCGATCCTAAACAACGTGGTGCCGGCACACACTCACGTTATTAGCGTTGGCAACCAAAGCGCCGATCACTCGCACGGATTCAGCACCGGAACAATGAGTGCTGACCATATCCACTATGTAGGTAGCCACTCCCACAGCGGAACACTACCAGCAGGCGCCTCGGGCGGGCCTTCATGGGGCTTGTCTCCGATCTATCACCAATACGATATTGGTTTTGGAACAGCTGGATCTGGCGACCTTGGAACAACAGGATCAACGGCAAACCATACCCATAGCGGCAACACTGGCGGTGCAAGCGCTAGTCATACCCACTCTGCAACTACTGATAACGGTTCGAGTTCAACCAACTGGACTCCGCGCTATGTCGATCTGATCATCTGCCAGAAGGATTGATATGCAAACCATTCTCTCCTGCCCGCTGGGCCACAAGTGCGAAGAAGCAAAGGATGGCGCTGTGCACCGCTGCGCCTGGTTCGTGCAGCTTCGTGGGCGCAACCCGAATACCGGGGATGAGCTCGATGAGCACGGCTGTGCGATGGCGTGGATGCCGGTATTGCTGGTCGAGAATGCGCGGGTCACGCAGGGAACAACGGCCGCCGTTGAGTCCTTCCGGAACAAGATGGTTTCGGACAATCAGCGCCTCCTGGAACTTGCTCCGTGACCTACCTGTTTCTGCTCCCGTCTCTTTTCATGATGCAGGTTGTTGCATGGCTGGTGACGCCGCTGCTTCCGCTCTTGGCCGAAGAGCGGTTTGGTCCGACCAACAACAATAGCTCGAGTGGCGCGGGTCCACGTCTTCCGCTGTGGCTGTCCTGGTTCGACACCCAAGACAATAGCCTCGATGGCGACGACGGGCACGCCAGCCGATGCGCTGGATACCCGGCCTATCTGCGGCATCTGTTGTGGCTATACCGCAACAGCCTCTACGGGTTCAGGATTGATGTCCTCGGGTATTACTACTGCCACGGCATTACTTGCGTTTGGTCAAGCGGCAACTCTCAGGTGAATCGAAACAACGGGATCACCGGAACGTTCTGGTGCGTTACGGATGTCAATTGCTGGCAATGGAAGTACGTCAAAAAGCTGGTTGGCGATTTCGGGATCATGTTCAATTTCGGCTGGCAACTTGACAACCTGATCAGAGAGAAGAAATCAGGGATGGCCATGCTGCAGTTCTCGCCAAGGTTTGTGAGGATCAAGTGAGCGGCCACAAGATCACCGGCTTCCTGGGGATTATCCCGCGAACGTCAGAGCGCTTACTGCCGGATTTGGCGGCTCAGATCGCGCAAAACGTTTCCCTGACCTCGGGCGAGATTCGACCGACCAAGAAGCCCTATGCTGTGCATTACCCGCTGGTGGTCGAACAGAAATTCGCCGCCTATCGTGCCTGGGATGGCACGACGGAGAAGTGGCGAACCTGGCCGGTCGATGTCGATGTCGCCAAAGGTTCGCAGTCGCCAGATGTCGAATCGCGCTACTACTGGACGGGTGATTCCTGCCCGCGCTACGCCAAGTTCTCCCTGTTCGGCGCGACCGATTGGGCGCTTGGTATGCCGGCGCCGTCCGCTGCGCTGACAGTGGCGCAGTCCGGCGGTACCGGGGCGACGGTTTCACGGTTCTACATCTACACCTTCATCAACGACCTTGGCGAAGAGTCCGCCCCCTCGCCGGTGTCAGCCATGACGACCGGCAAGGTAGATGCCACCTGGACGCTCAGCGGATTTTCCGCCGCGCCAACGAACGATCGCGCGGTGAACTACAACACCGGCACGCTGAAGCAGCGCCTGTATCGGACGGCCGGCACCCTATCAGGCTTCCAGTTGGTCGCAGAGCGCACGGCATCCGCATCAGATTGGGTGGACACAACGCTCGATGCTGCGATGCTTGGCGATGACCTGATCACGGACGGCTGGCTGGTAGCGCCGACTGACATCAAGGGGATGATCTCGCTGCCGAATGGCGCTATGGCAGCGTTCAGGAAGAATCAACTGCTGTTCTCCGAGCCATACCAGCCGCACGCCTGGCCGCTGGCATACCGCTACAACACGGAATCGGAAATCGTCGGGATTGCCGCGTTCGGCACGACCGTTGTGGTTTGTACCAAGACGCGCCCGTATGTGGCTGATGGCGTCACGCCCGATGTTGTGACCATGCAGGCCGTGACGGACATCTGGCCGTGCCTGTCGAAAGGCTCTGTGTGTTCCGTTGGTGATGGCGTTGTCTTTGCCACGAAGCACGGCCTGGCGTACATCGGCCTGGCTGGAAACAACATTGTTACCCGCGACATCTTCGCGGCAGTCGATTGGTCCGAACTAAATCCTGGAACGATGGTTTGCCGTTCATCGAATGGCCGGCTGTATCTGCTGTACCTGCCGACTGACGGATCCCAGACCCAGTTGCTGCGCATCGATGTGCTGGAAGGGAAGATGACCACCAGCCTAGAGGCTGATGCGAATACGCTCTACGTCGACCCGATGAATGGCGAGCTCTACACGGTCAAGAAGGAGGTCTATCAGTACGACAGCCTCTACGGATCGCGCAATGTCTTCGTCTGGAAATCCAAGCAGATCGAACTGCCAAACCCGGTGAATTTTGGCGCTGGGTTGATCGAGTGGATTGGCACGATGTCACAGACGGAAGTGCAGTCAGCCTATGCGCTTCGGCAGGCCGTCATCGATTCTAACCAGGCTGTTGTTAGTGCCGGTACGGCGGTTGGTGCGCTCAATCAGGTTGGGTTCAACACGGATCCCATCAATGGTGCGAACGGCATTGAGGAACTGCCAATAGTCAGCGAGTTTCTGAACTACACGCTGCTGGACAAAGACGACAATGTGATTGCTGCGCTGGAGGTTGTTTCCGGACAGATGTTCCGGCTGCCGGCCGGGTACAAGAAGGATGTCTTCTCACACCAGCTTTCCGGAAATGTGCGTGTCAGGTACTTAAAAATAAGCACTACACCATCAGGACTGCGAGAGGTTTAGATGGCGTGCCGGCTTGCGAACTGCATCTTCTATAGACCATCCACGATCGAGTCTTCGGCGGATTGTGGACTCGGATATACCAGTATATCGAGACCAGCATGGAAGTGTTTTTGTTTCCCCGTCAACGGTCAGAAGTACGTTGTTACGCTTGTTGTTTGCCTGCTCGAGCGCCGTTGCCCATCGGCAATTTTCCGGGCTGTAGTCTGCCGAGTTGTCGACGCGATCGAGACTGTGGTCAGGACTTGGCCTGCTTCCCATGTCAGAGAAAAAAGCGTCGAAAGACTGCCATCTAACGCATACCCGTATTCCCCTTGCTCCATAGTTTTGCCACTGCCCAGAATTCGGGTTTTGGCATCTGGACTTCATCGCCGACCATATCATGTATTCCGGCGTCGGACGTTTTCCTCGCGTACAACCGTGAGTGGAGAAGGATTCCGCAGCGGATGCAGCGCGTCTGCATCCGCACGACCTTGTGTGCCCATTTTTGAGGTCGTACCCGTTCACGATGGATTTTTTTCCGCAGTCGCAACGACAGAGCCACATCGTCTGTTTTCCGACATTTTCTGCTCGCTGTTCAACCAGAAGACTGCCAAACCTTGAGCCAGAGAGATCAATGAATTTTCCCATATGCTCTAATAATAACAGCAAGATTGCTGAAATAGCAATCTGGTTGAAGGAAGTGTCGCCATGACCATGAAATTCCGGGCTATCCCGCAGCTACCGCAAGGGCTTGATCCGCAGACGCGCGCTGTTCTAGCAGCGCTCAAGGAGAATTTCGAGATTCTGGCTGGCCAGCGCGGCGTGCGTATTGAGCCGTTGCCCGAAACCGCGACTCTGGCAGACGTGATTGCCAAGGTGAATGAGCTCATCGGGTAACTATGCGTGCCATCAACCACAAGGACCATGTTGGCTGCGATGAAAGCATGGCACTGTTGCCCAATGCTTGTGATCAACGAGAAATTCCGCATCGGTGATTGGGTGGCCGCCCAGGTTGAGCAAGGTGTTCAATGGGGCGGCGGATTCTACGCGATGGGGGTTGAAGCAGGCGGTGAGATTGTTGCTGGCGTCGTGTTCGACAACTTCAACGGCGTGAATGCGACGTGCCATATCGCGATTGCCAAACCGGTGCGCGAAATTGTTGATCTGTTTCGGGCGGTGTGCGACTACGCATTCCGCCAGTGCGGACTGAAGAGGCTTACCGGCCTTGTTCCGGTGAGCAAGCCCAAGGTGATCGCTTTCGACAAGCACCTTGGGTTCGAAGAAGAGTTTGTCATGCGGTCGGCTGCCGACGACGGCGGCGATCTGCAAGTCTTGGTTATGTGGCCGGACCGGTGCCGGTGGCTAGGAGATAGGTAATGGACTGGTCAAGAGTTCGTGAGGCGATGCGCGGCGGGGCTGCTGACCCGTTCGTTGCGGCGCGCTACTACAAGAAGGATTCCGCGGCGCCGGATTACACGCCGATGGCGAACGCATCGGCAGAAGCTGCGCAGATCGGCGCTCAGCTTGGCCGCGAACAGATGGCCCAGGGGCAGGCGCAATTCGAGCGAGAAATGGCGGTCGCGCAGCCCGTCATTGACGCCCAGCTTGGCCTGATGAATCAGCAGAAGGCGCAGGGCGACGACTACTTCAACTACATGGTTTCGCGTCAGCGCCCGGTCGAGGACGCGCTAAATCAGGAATCGATGACCAATCCAACGGCGGCGCAGGACGCGGCCGATCGAGCCTTGATCACCGGTGGCGATACTGGCGTCTATGAGGCGCGCAAGCAGGACATCGAGGACAGCGTAGGCCGTGTCGTTGCCGATGCGCGCGGCGGTCAGTCGGCCAATACCTCCATGCTCATGCGCGAAGGAATCCGCCTTGGCTGGTCGCCGGAAAAGATTGCGCAGATTGCCGCGTCGCAGGGCGTTTCCCAGGCGAGTGCTGTTGCCTCGGCTGCCAATGCGACCCGTGGGGAAGGTATCGACAAGGCGCGTGGTCTGCTGGCCCAAAACTACGGTATGCGCAAGCAGGACGAGGCGACCAGCTGGGCGAAGAAGATGGACGTTGCCGGCCTGTATCGCGGCTTGACCGGTGCATCGCAGGGCGCTTATAGCCTGGCGACCAATGCCGGAAACTCTGCTGTCGGAAATGCAATGCAGCCTGGTAATCAGATCCTTGGCAACCAGTCCAGCGCGAACAACACGACGATGAGCGGGCAGCAGATGGCGATCAGTGGCCTGGGTAGCATTCTGAATTCGCAGACCAGCGTCTACAACGCCAAGAACCAGAACAGCGGCAATGCGCTTGGCACCGTTCTTGGCGTGGCCGGCTCGCTCTTCGCATCCGATCGCAGGATGAAGGAAAACATTATCCGGATTGGCGAGTACCCGAACGGCTTGCCGAAGTACGAATTCAACTATATCGGCATCCCGCAGCGCTACATCGGCGTGATGGCTCAAGACGTGATTGACGAATTCCCTGAAGCCGTGGTCAGGATCGACGGCGACATGATGGCTGTTCGTTACGACATTCTGGGTATCAGCATGGAAAAGGCGGTGTGATATGTCGATTGGTGGATTTACAGCAGGTTTGGCTGCCGGGGCTGCGGTTGGTCGAACCTGGCGAGACATGTATGAGCAGGGCCAACTGAAGAAGGCGCTTGCCGACGCATCTGGGAAGGCGCCTACCGTAACCGAGCAGGCCAGTGGCGAAGAGGCGCAAAAGACATTCGAAGCGAACTTCGTTCCCCAGGAAGGTGGCGCGCAAACGGCGGCCGAGTACCTTCAGCAGAACCCGGCTATTGCGCAGACTCTTCAAACGCAGAAGGCGGGATTCAGCGTTGGTGACAAGTCATTCGATACCAAAGCTGGTGCCGAATCGGCAGCGCAGCGGGCGAAGATCGACGGCATTGCCACCGCCTATGAACAGGCCGGCATGCCAGAGCAGGGGGCGCGCATGCGCCTGACCGGGATGCAACTCAAGAATGCCGAACGCCAGGACAAGCGCGATGATCGGGTTGATGCGGAACAGGCGGCGCAGGATGCGTACATGCAGCGCTGGCGCGGGATCTTCGAAGCAGCCAAGGCTGACCCCGTGGGCACGCTCAAGAAGTATTTGCCGCAGTACAACGATGCCACGGATGGACCATTCGGTGATGGCCATAGCATCAAGATCGAGGGTGATCAGGGCGTCAAGTACGACAAGGACGGCAAGAAGGTTGGCAGCCTGCCGCTGACGCCGCAGAACATCCAGGGTGCGCTGGTCGACGCGATGCGCCTGGAAGGGTCCATGCTCAGCGCCGGCAAGTTCGACGACTACCTGAAGCACTACGACCGGGTGCGCGAGCGGAGCGACGACAAGGAATTCCAGCGTGAGGGCTGGGATCGTCAGGACACGCGGGAAGAAAAGCGTCTCGGGATTACGCAGTCTACGGCTGCGGAAGAGAATAAGGCGAAACAACAGGCAGCCGATGCCGGTGTCGCGCTCTACAAAGAGAACAATCCGAATGCCACGGCAGCCCAGCTCGAGGCCGTGCGCACTGGAATCATGAAGGCGGTGCCGGAAATCGACAAATCGGCGCCGGCCGAGGTCAAGTTGGCCAATGCCTACGTCCAGGCCGGGCTGGCGAAGAATCAGGCCGATGGACTGCGCATGGCAACGCAGAGCAAGGCGGATTCCCCTGAGAAGATCAGAGCGGAGATCTACGGCAAGGCGCTGCAATCGATGGGCACGCCAGAAGCTGCAAAGAAGGCGACCGACGCAGCAATGACTTACCTGTTCCCACAGGCCAGCGCGCCGGCTGCTGCCTCGTCACAGCTTCCCCCGGTCGATCAGCGCGAGGTCGGCAAAGCCTACGATACGCCGAAGGGCAAGGCCGTGTGGCGCGGCAATGGCTGGGAGCTTGTGAAGTAACTGGCTGCAAGCATGGCAGCATCGGATGAGTCTTTCCGATGGGCCATGCCATGACCAAGCTGCTTACCGACGACGAGCTCTTCGGCGCGCCCGCAAAGGGCAATCTTCTAACTGACGAAGACCTTATTGGCTCGTCTGGAAACGGTGGCGGTAATTCGTCAAGCGTCCTTGATGATATTGGGCTCAAGCTAAACCAAGGCACTACCGTTGATATTCCTCAACAGATTCAGGGTATCAATGATGTATTGCGCAAGACTTCTCCGCTTTCCATTCTCGCCGAGCATTTCGTACCTGAATCGATAAAACAGGCACGTCAGGGCGTTGAAGATCTGTTGCGAAAAAATCTCAACGAGAGGGCCGATGAAATTCAAAGTCGTCTATCTCCTGAGCAGAAATCCGCAGATAAGAAGCAATACTTTTCGGACGATGCCTCATGGGAGAAGCTATCTCAAGATGGCATTACCAGTGTCCCAGGAAAGGTGGCCGACCTAATTAGGTCTGGTGGGCTGTTCGGTGATGCCTGGTCTGACTGGCGTAAGCCGGTTGGTGGCGCGGTTCAATCGGCGCCATCAACATTGGTTGCTATGGGGCCAACCGCAAAAATAGCCGGAACAGCCGGCAAGCAGGCATTTGCCAGAGTGCTTGCGGAAACAGGCAGCGAGAAGCTTGCTCAAGAAGCTGCTGTCAAATCCGCTGAACGCACCGCGATGGCTGTTGGCGGACTATCTGAAGGCGTCCAGGGCGCTGGGGCTGCGAATGAGCAAACCCGCCAGATAGTCATGAGCATGCCTATTGATGACCTGCGCAAGTCTCAATACTTCAATGAACAGGTTGCTGCGTTCGATGGTGATGAAACAAAAGCACGAATCGCAACGGCAGATCGTGCGGCTACGATCAGCGCTGGCGGCGCAATGCTATTCGATACGATTTTCGGGGCGCTTGGTGATCGCTATCTAGGCTCTGCTGTTGCTGGAAAGAATAGTCGTTTGCGCTCAGCTATCCGTGGCGGGATGGAAGAAACTCCTACCGAGTTCATCCAGTCTGGCGGCGAAAAGGCATCGGAAAACTTAGCTATTCAGAAAACGGCAGATCCGACGCGAAAATTGATGGCCAACGTTGGTGAAGAGGCTGTTGGCGGTGCGATGTCTGGTGGCATCATGGGTATTGGCATGGGTGGAGCGTTCCATAGCAATGCCAACGTAACGCAAGGATCTATAGATCGCACTCCTGACGCATCCGATGTTCTCGGCATTCCTGCAGGCCAGCCAGACGATAAGAAGACCGAAGCCGAGCGGGCACTGTACGAACCGAAGAGCCTCACGGCGCTGGATCGTGTGTCCGAGATCGACAAGGAAATCCAGACTGCGGATCCGGCAAAGGCTGTTGAGCTTCAGGCCGAACGCGACAACATCACGCGCACCTGGCCCAAGGCGGTGCCCGGTGCTGAAACCTCATTCTCTACCGAAGCAGGCGCCCGGGTGGATGCGCAGTACGCGCTCATGGAAGCCGGCGACCTCAACACCAGCCATGACGAAAACCTGCGGGCGAACCCAGCCTATCCGCAAGAACTTCAGCCGCGCCAGCGCGACCGGGCGGCGTCCGAAATGCAGGTGTCCAGCATCGTTCAACGCCTGGATCCAGTGCGCCTTGGAGAATCCGCCGATGCCGCGAACGGTGCGCCGATCGTTGGCGCTGATGGCCTCGTTGAGTCTGGCAACGCGCGCACGATCGCGCTCAAGCGCGTCTATGGTGCGAACGGAGCCAAGGCTGACGCCTACAAGCAGTTCCTGACGGACAACGCCGAGCGATTCGGTATCTCGCCGGAATCCGTGCAGGGAATGAACAACCCCGTGCTGGTGCGCGTGCGCACGACGCCGGTGAATCGCGCCGAGTTTGCCCGCCAGGCGAACGCCTCGACCGTGGCCCAGATGAGCCCGTCAGAACAGGCCAGGTCGGACGCCGCGCGTATCGATGACATGGGAGACCTGACGCCCGACGACAACGGAGACTTTACGAACGCTGACTCTCGCGGGTTCGTTCGTCGCTTCATGGCGAAACTTCCCGGCACCGAGCAGGCCGGCATGATCGACGCCAACGGAGCGCTATCGCAGACAGGCTATGCGCGCATTCGCAACGCTGTCCTTGCAAAAGCCTACGGCGATTCGCCGGTCCTGATGCGCATGGTCGAGTCGATGGACGACAACCTGCGCAACTTGAGCAAGGCGCTGATGAAGGTTGCGCCGCAAGTTGCGAAGGCCCGCCAGGGAATCGCTGATGGCGTTCTGCACGATGCCGATGTAACGCCTGACCTGATGGCTGCCGTGACTGAGCTTTCCCGCCTGAAGGACGAAGGGAAGTCGGTCAAGGATGCGCTGTCGCAGCAAGGGATGTTCGGCGGATATTCCGAGGAAACCCGCCAGATCCTATCGTTCCTGGACGAGAACATGCGGCGCCCCCGGCAGATGGCCGAGTTCGTACAGCGCTATTTCGAAGCGCTCGAGGCGGCCGGTAATCCAAATCAGGGTTCGCTGCTGGGCGAGGCGCAGGCGCCGGCCAAGGGCGATCTACTTCAAGCCGCGCGAGGACAGGAAAATGCAGAGCAAGCCGGACAACATCAAGGCAACCAAGCAACTGGTGCGCAAGCTGGGCAACAGCCAGGCGGCGCGCAACGCGACGGCGGCGGCGCTCAAGGCAATGAAAACAGCGAAGCCAGGAATCTAGCCACGCGTGAGGTGTCCCGCCGTCAGAGCGACGGACACACCACAATTGAATATGCCTTTGGCGGCGATGGATTTGCGCAGGTTCATGTTTATCCAGACGGCCGCGCGTACATCACGAACATCCAACTTGGCGAAGCTGGCAGCAGCCAGCGCGCAAAGGGGGAAGGAACAAAAGCGTACTCGGCAATAGGCCAGGCATTGGCCAACGAAGGCATCACTCTTGAATCTACTCGATGGAGCAAGCATCGATCGGCGATTGCACCCGCCGCGTTGCGAGTTTGGGAAAAGCTTGTCGAGGCTGGAATCGCCCGGCAAACAGGAACCGAAACGGGCAAGGTGGCGGATCGTTTCGGCAATGTCGATGAAGTACGCGACATTCCTGTTTTCGAGTTCGTGTCTGGTGGGTCATCTGAAACAAGAACCAGCACAAGCGAATGGGTAACCTTCCCGCCTGACTCCGGAACGCTTGGCATCCCGCGCGCACAAATGGCTGCGCAAGCGTCGCAAGCGAATGACGCGCAAACTCGGGTTGAACAAGGCGCCGCACCTCAAGCACGAATCAAGCGACTTCAAGCGCAACTAGACAATACAGAGCCTTTCACTGAGCAAAGCTCGGCGCTTACCGACGCCCTGCAATCCGCCGTTACTCAAGACGCGCAATCCGCGTTGAACGCTGGCGAAATTCCGGTCTACAAAGTGACCGATCATGTCAGTGTGGCGATTCATCCGTCCGCGCAAAATCCCGGTATGGTGCAAGTCACACGCTATACCAAGGATGGCGTGATTGGCGACTCACAATATAACAGTGTTGATGATGCTGTTCGCCAAGAAGGTTTAACGCATAAGCCGCGCATTGCTTCAAATGAAGCCGTTGCTGCAATTGAGAAATCGATTCAGGCCGAAGCCGAATATCAGCAGCGCAAGAACGCCGCGCCTGTTCCCAATGCTGATGCTGGTGTCGGCGTAGGCGGCAAGTCTGGAATCGCTAAAGGCGCATCAGGAATAGCGCAGCGCCAGGCGAATGCAGCCAACAATTTCATTGACAGCGTTCAAGAACAGTTCGGCCTGAGCAAAGAAGACGCCGGTAAAGCATGGGATCACTTCGTCCAAAACAAGCTGGTAAAGATTGATGCCGTTGGCGGGCAATACTCTTTGACTGATGGCCGCTTGTGGGATGGCGAAGTAATGCGCCGCGCAGCAAGTGGCAATCAAGAACCGGCCAAAGCAAAACCAAACCGCCGCCAGATCGACGCCACCAAAGACACGCTATTCCAGGCCATCGCCAAACTTGGCGGCATGGATACGCAAGAACTAACCAGCAACGGATTCGACCCGAAAGACATTAGCATTCGTCACAATGGGCGAGTCATCCAGAGCGGAAAGAACAAAGGACAACTAACGAAGCCGTCCTTCAAGCCGCGCTCGCTTGGCTTCAACATGCCGTTGCACAAGAAAGGTGGGATGTCTTTCGACGGCATGCTGGAAGCTCTAACGCAGCACGGATATTTCCCGGAAGGCGCGACAAAGAACGACGCCATTGAAGCATTCCGCCGTGAGCTTGGCGGCGATGTGGTTGTAACGCCTGACGCCGAAATGCGCCGCATGGAAGAAGATCAAGCAGCGCGTGACGCAGAACAGCTTGCCGAACAGGAAGCCAACGACGCCATCGGCTATGATGATCTCAACGAACGCGAAAAAGCGCTGGTCGATTTCAACGCAGAAACCGTCTATGATGAAGATAACCCGATTGAGGCATTCCGGCGCGGGATGAAGAGCGCCGGGGCAACCGAGGAAGAAATCAATGAAGCAATCAAGCAAACTTTCGGAGCGCAGGAAACTGGAGATAATGATTCCAGTCGAGCGGCGCAAAGAACTGGCGAAGATGGGAATGCGCAAGGGGTTGATAATGGCCTCGAAGATGGATCAATTCAAGAAGGTGCAGAACCCGACTGGCTAACTGGTCAGACGAACGACCAGGCTGCCGAGCAATTTGCGCAGCAGAAGGCGGCAAAAGAAAAAGAAGCCGCCGACAAGAAAGCCGCCGAAGACAAGGCTAAGGCCGATGCCGAGGCCAATGATTTCCGTTTGGCTGGATCGGATCGCGCTGCGGATGTGGCCGTAGCTGGCGGGCAGCAGGATATTTTTGCGCAGCAGAAGCAAGCCAATACTGTTCAATCAAATGCAAAATCAGACGCTTCTCTTGCGCGCACAAAAGACCGCAACGAAGTAAGGTTTGAGACTCCGTATGTTGGAATTGGTGGAAACTACTCTCTTGTTGGCTATGTTTGGCCGAACAAAAAAGAAGAGTACATAGACCGCCGTGGCGAAGATCGCGTTCGCACCGTGTCTGATTGGGAGGCGGCTGTTGAGAACCTTGAAACTGGCCGGCAGATTGTTCATCAATTTGCAGTTAAGAAATCCGATGGAACAGAGCAGGACGTAAGCGCGGAAACTGCTGCGAGGTTGCTTGGAGTTTCGGAATCTACCGTTCGCAATAATGCAAAGAAGCAACTTGAGAAAGCGATTGCAAAAGAGAAGTCGCGCATTCTCGAAATAAAAGAAGCCGACGATCTTGATGCGATTGACGCTCAAGATTCTCCCGCAATGGCAGTTTCAAAGCGTGCAATGACTTACTCTAATAACTCGCCAATGATAGAACGCATGGCGAAAAGCGGTGAGTCATGGGCGGCTATTGATAACCGAATTGAGCGCGAAAGTGCTGGTCGAGAAAAGTATCGCTTCCTGACAAAAGATGGGAAATTTGTATGGTCACACTCTTTTGTAAAAGAAGGAGATGAGGAATACAAGCGCGGATGGAGAAACGCAGAATTTAGTGCCAGAGAAATATGGCCCGCACAACCCGTCAAAGCAACCACAGAAGCCAAAGCCGTTGATCCTGCTGCGGTCGACTCCAAGAAAGAGGCGGGAACGCCGAAGGTGGAAACCGACAAAGGCACTGCGCTGTACTCCAAGTCACAAGACGCCACACAATCCGCTCCAATCACCCGCACCGAAGCCGAATCCCGCATCAAGTCAATCCTTGGCGACAAGCTAGGCAAGGTACTGATCGACTCCGGGATTGTCACCCTGGTAGATACCGAACAAGGATTGCGCAATCTCAACGGCGCCAAGTACATGGTTGCCTGGCACGGATCGCCGCATGACCACAACAAGTTTGACTCAAGCAAGATTGGGACGGGAGAAGGCGCGCAGGCTTACGGTTATGGTTTGTACTTTGCCGGATCGCGTGATGTTGCAGAGTATTACAAAGAAACCCTTACAAATAGGGACGCGCAAGGATATGCAAATGCACATCTGAATGCCAAAAATCTTGTTGATAGATTTAATGGTGACGCAGAGTGGGCGGCAGAAGTTGTTTCTGACCAGTTACGCAACACTGAGCAATTTGACCAGAACTACGGTCGACTTCAAAAAACTCTTGAGTTTATTAAATCTGGTGCATACGCAAAACCGCTAGACAATCCAGGCAAGCTCTACCAAGTAGAACTAGCCCCAAGCGAAGACGAGTACCTTGATTGGGACAAACCGCTGAGTGAGCAGAGCGAGTTTGTTCGCAAGGCACTTGATGGAAATCAGACGATTGCAGACCGCCGTGAAAAACTAGAATCACGGAAGCACATCTATACCAAGTCAGTTGATTCCATGATGGACATGACTGGTCAAGAGTTGTACGAATTGATTGCGGATAACCCAACAACAATTCGCGCACCCGGCGACAAAGCCGCCTCTGACTACCTCCACTCAATCGGCATCCGTGGCATCCGCTACCTAGATGGATCAAGCCGCAGCGCAGGCGAAGGCACTAGCAACTACGTCATTTTCTCCGATGACGATGTAGCCATCACGGCCAAATACGCAAAGGAAAACGGAGGAATCCGTGGAGCCACGCTACCGGATGGAAGAATCGTACTCGTTCTTGAAAACCTGAATGCCGATAACTTCGATGGCGTCTTCGCGCACGAGGGATTCCATTCGGCCATCCGTGATCTGGTTGGCGAGCAGACTTACGCGCAGTTGATGAAGCGCCTCGACAACATGCGCGCCCTTGGCAATGGCGGGCAGTGGTTCAAGGATGCCGTTGCGTCTGTTCCTGCCGGCACCAGGACGGAGCACGTCACCGAAGAGATCGCTGCCTATGCCGTCCAGGGATACGTCAACGGCGCAAAACAGCCGAACGTCATCACCCGTTGGGTTGAATCGCTACTATCCGCACTGCGCACCGCGATCATCCGACGGCTGCCGTCCGGCAAGCTGAAGTCATGGGCGGTGAATAACCTTCAGCCGCAGGACTTGGCTAACCTGGCGATTGCCGGATTGAAGGCGAAGGCGCGAGGGCAGTTGCAAGCGCAGGGTAGGGAGGCGATGGCGCTCTCACGGAACGAAAATGGTGCTAATGTTTCGCGCATGGCCGACAAAGATACCGTCGCCGGCACACAAGCGCCTACCTCTGTCAGCGATGGATCAACGGGGAGCGCGAAAGCGCCTCATATCGCAGCAGCAGAGCAAATTCTGTCGCTGATGGACGATCCGGTTTACACATACGGCCTTCGCGTTTTGCCGAGTGACTTCACTGATCCAGTTAAGCCAAGAGAAACTATCCCGAGTAGTTTTGTTTGGCAAGATGGCGATATTACCGATGAAGAAATCAACGGGGTTTCCACGGCCGGAATTCGCAGATCAGACCTTGAGTCCGTGCTGGCGGCAATGAAGAACCTAGGCGTGACCGGAAAGAACGGGCCAAACGGCTACTACTTTGGAAGCCGAGTTGTCCTTGTTCGTGGCGATTCGAACGGGTCTGGCCAAGATGTTGGCGAAACTATAATCCGCGACCCGGAAGTTCTTGGCGAGTGGAAGAAACCGAACAACGGACTTTCCGAGGTAATGCCGAATGAGCCAAGCGCGTCGGCAGGTTCCGACGCGACTCGACTTTCCCGCAGTTCACAAATTGCGAACAAATCCACCGTCGTCCAGCGCGCCGAAGAGATCATCAACAAGTCGGCGGCAACCTGGCGGCCGGTGGATGATGTCATGCGCGTTCTGACGAATGCAACGCGCTTCGACCGCGCCACCGGTGCGCTATACGATATGGCTTCTAAGTTGCTTGATCGTGTTCCAGAGCAAATCAAGGCCGGCGTGGTGTCTGACTATGGCGTTCCCGAAGCCGTGATCGATCGTCGCGTTCAGGCGCAGGGCCGCATGCGCGTCCAGATGCGCAAGGCAGGCGAACTCATCGACAAGCTATCCACGCTCACGCGCGCGGAAAGCCGCGTTGCCTATGAGTGGATGAACAACAACGACCCGCAGGCGCTGAAGTATTTCGAAGCGCAGCTTCCGGAGGAATCCGTGAAGGTGATGGAAGAGGTTAAGGGCTTGATAGACCAGCTTTCGCAAGAAGCGGTTTCCCTTGGCCAGCTGAGCGAGGACGCTTTCAAGCACAACCGCTTTGAATACCTGCGTCGGTCCTATGTGAAGCACACCGCCGAACTGACCAAGGGCGAAACCGAGGCGCGGCGCCGGGCGATTGCCATCCTGGGCGACCAGTACAAGGGCCGCGGCATGACCGATTCGGTCGACATGGCCAAGTTCCGCAACGTCGCGCCGGAATGGTGGGGCCGCAAGCTGAAGGAAGGCCAGGCCGATAAGGGATTGAAGGGTGAGAAGTTCATCCGCCTTGAGCGCCGGAAGGCTGACGGTGCCGGCGTGATGCCGCTCGAGCAGCATGCCGGTCCGGGCGATACCAATCCAAAGAAGACAGGTAAGCTACTTGAGGTCGTCTATTGGCCGGCCGGCGAAGCGCTGCCAGCCAAGTTTGCCGATTGGGAGAATGCCGGAACCTGGGAAGTGCGAGACACGAAGGGCAAGAACCTGATCGTGTGGCGCGACTTCACGAAGCAGGAACGCATCGCCATGGGCGAGATCGATGAAGCCCGCTACGCGATTGCCAAGACGCTGCACGGCATGATCCATGATGTCGAAACCGGGCGCTACCTCGACTGGCTGGCAACGACCTACGCGAAGAAGCCGGGCGAAGCGATCGATGGCGAAATCATTGAAGCCTCCGAGCGCATGCGCGACACCTTCAAGCCTGGCACCTGGGTACAGGTTCCGGAAACGAAGATCCCTGGTACCAGCGTCGTGAAGTACGGCAAGTTGGCCGGTCGCTACATCCCCGGGCCGATCTGGAACGATGTTCGCCAGACCGTTGGATTCCGCTTCAAGCCGCTGGGTGAAACCTACGCCGCCATCCTTGGCGCCTGGAAGACGGCGAAGACGGCGCTATCGCCGGCCGTGCATACCAACAACGTCATGGCGAACTTCGTCATGGCGGATTGGCATGACGTGACGGCCGGCCATGTGCTCAAGGCGCTGCGCATCCTGCTGGGCGCCAGTGAGCGCGATGGAAAGGGATTGATCGGCCGCGCCGGCAACGTGGCTTCGCGTGCTGGCATGAGCGACGCTGAAGCTGCGCGCGAGGTCATGAATCGCTACCAGGACTCAGGCGGCAACATCGGCACCTGGGCGGTCAGCGAATTGCAGAAAGACCAGCTTGAGCCGTTGCTGGCCGCGATGGAAAAGGAACTTGGCCTGGCCGGCGAAACGGCAGGCGGGCAGGTTGGCGTATGGGTGGCGTTGCAGAAGGCGCTGCAACTGCGTTTCCCGTCTGCATGGGAAGCCTTCAAGCCGAGCTTGCCTGGTCGCGTGGCGACGACCGAAGCGCGCAACCTGATTTCCCTGTACGAAGCAGAGGATCAGGTATTCCGCCTGGCCGCGTGGCTGAAGGCCAAGGAAGAGGGCGCCAGCGATATTGCAGCCGGCAAGGTGGCGCGCAAGTCGTTCCTGGATTACCACATCAATGCACCGTGGATTCAGGCGATGCGCAACACCGCTTTCCCATTCGTCAGCTTCACCTACCGCAGCGTGCCTATGCTCATCGAGATTGCCGCGAAGAAGCCGCACAAGCTGATGAAGCTGGCGCTGGTGGCGGCCGCGGTAAATGCATTGGGTTACATGATGTCCGGTGGCGATGAGGATGATGAGCGCAAGCTGCTGCCCGAGGAAAAGGCCGGGAAGATCTGGGGCCTGGTTCCCAAGCTGGTGCGCATGCCGTGGAACGATAAGTTCGGCGACCCCGTGTTCCTCGACATCCGCCGCTTCGTACCTGTCGGCGACATCTTCGATACTGGATCCACGAACTCGGCAATGCCGATTCTCCCCGCGATGGTTCCAGGCGGTCCGTTGGCTATCCTGGCAGAGTTGGCTCTGAACAAGACCCAGTTCACAGGCAAGCCGATCACGCTGGAAACGGACTCGCCTGACGAGAAGGCCGTGAAGATCGCGGACTACCTCTACAAGTCGCTCATGCCGAACGTTCCGGTGGTTCCAGGCACCTATTCATGGACCGGCATAGCGAACGCCAGCAAGGGCAAGACCGATGCCTTTGGGCGCGAACTATCGACGCCGCAGGCGGTGGCGTCCGCGTTCGGCGTGAAGCTGGGAAGCTACCCCAAGGACGTGCTGATGCAGAACCTGAAGATGAAGGAGCAGGCGGATCTCATGGAAGTCCAAAAGAACATCCGGCAACTCAAGCGGGAGCACCAGCGCAACGGCATCGACGACGCCGAGTTCGAGAAGAAGATGGCCGCCCAGGTGGCCAAGCAGGTGCAGATAAAGCAGGACTTCCAGAAGCGAATCAACGGCCGATAACCCGTCTAATTGGAATGTATCAACCCGATAGAAATCAATGGGTTAAAGCATAAACAGAATGTTAATGTTTAGACATTTGACCATTGCTATCCCATTGATTTCAAGGTTGTAAACGCCAATGGAATAACTGGCTACGAACGCCCAATTCCCTGAGCGCGGTGTCCTCTGAATTTGCGGCGAGGGCGTCCTCGCAGTCAGAAATGTACTTCCGCTTGAACTTGCACATAGGATTGTATGGGTCGTTAAATTTGTCCTCTTGCTCGCTGTAATACTTTCCGAAAGACACAAATCCATTAGGGATTCGTTTTGGAAGCAACTCCCGCAACTGCGCGCTGTAGGCTTGCTCGGCGGCGAGTTGCTGTTGCAGGCTATGGATTTCGTGGGCACATTCACCATGAATGTCGCCGTCTGGTTGTTCGTCAAAGCTCATTTCTCAGTCCTCCGTGGTGCGTAGAGTGGAACGTCGTCCTTAAACACGACGATCTCGGTTAATGGACGAAACTTGAACCGTGACGGCAGCACAAGTCTCCCATTGGCATTTCTCTCTTTCTTCGGCTCTTCGCCATCCGCAAACCATTTTCTCTGCCAAGCCCGCGGCACCGCATCGCACAGGATCAGCCCTTCGACGGCCTTGCTGTCGTTGATGGCGGCGATGGCTTTCTGTGCAACTGCGCCAAATGTCGAAGCCGACGCAAGAGCCTCTTTCGCCAGCATGAGCTTCTTGGTAAGGGTTTCCACCCACCGGGCATTGTCGGATATAGCAGCCTCTGAAAGTTTCTTGTGCGTATCAAGCTGCGCTTCTAGTTCGGCGACTCTGGCGCTGAGTTGATCTATCTCGTTCGGTTTGTTATCTACGAATGCTTCGAGCAAGCCCAGCACGGTTTCGTATATCGGCAAGTCGGCAGCTACCACAACGTATTGCTGGTCTTGTTTTCCCTCTTTCTTGCGGCCAAATCGAATGCTGTTTACAGCCCTATCAAGCATTCTGACTTCTTCTGAAGAAAGATGTTTTTCAATGTCATCGTTCTTGATGATGAGATACTTATAGTAGCGTTCCATGACTATTTCACTTCCAATTCAGGATTCCACTCCCCGGACTCGCTTGGCTAGGAGGTCTGGGGATGGTGTGGTTTTAATAGCTAGCCCGAGTTCAGTAAGCACCCAAGCACCGCACCCATTGGTTAGGCGTCACTTTGCGCAGCGCCGCGCCAGCTCAACAAGCCAGGCTGCGAACTCGGGTGGTGTCGCCTCGTACTCTCGTTTTGCGATCGATGGGCGGCAGCGTTGCTTGTCTCTGCCGCTCCACAGGCCCACCGTGTGAGTTGCGTCGCCCAGCACGATTGGCATGGCAGGTATCGCAGTCGGCTCGCAGCCAACGATGTAAAGTCGCGTGCGCTTCTGCGCTCGATGGCCCCACCACTGCTGATCGACCACCAGCGTCCACCCGCCGAACTCGTCGCGCTCTCCGGGCTCTGGAAGCGCAGCGGTCGGCCATAGCGTGGATCGGTGCGGATGCTCAAGCACGCCGCCAAAGCGCCGCACATGGGCAACCGCATCGATGGCAAGCTGCTTTTCATCGGGTCGCGGCTTGGCATGAAATCGCAGGCTGGCCCATGCGCGGCAGGGCGGGTGCGCCACCACTGGTGAACCACCAGGCCACAGCCTCGCATCGCGGGCCTCGTCCCATACGTCGCAACCAGGCAAGGTCTTGTAATGGCTGTCGGCCCTGGCAAAAAGTACGGATACTGTCATTGGTTGTCTTTCTTGCTTCGGGTCCACGTAACGCCTAACCGTTCGCTCAAGCGGACGCCTTCGGCGCGCGCTTAGCTGGGGGGTTATGCGTCAATTCGGCAATTCGGTCTTTCGCGGCGCTCAACTGGGCTAGTAGTGAGGTGACCATCTCTTTGCATTCCATGAGGTCGTCGTATTCCTCGCCGGTCAGCGTCACCACATCAAGCGCACGCGACATTGTCTTTCTCCGAGCAACCACCGCCCATGTCCATGCCGAGCGTTCCGGCGGGTACAATCAGCAGACCGTGTACGTCGCTACCTACGTCTCGCGCATCGCGGCGCCGCCCCGTCCAAGGATCGAAAAGCCATGCCGTTCCTCCGTGCCATTCGCGCCATTGCGCCGCATGGCTCGGGTACGGCCTTTCTTCGCCGGTCGCAGGGTCAAACTTCATCAGTATGTTTTGCATTTCCAATTCTCCAATCGATCGCCAAAACGCCCAACTAGTCATTCCAGCGGACGCCTATCGGCGCCGCTGAATTCAGGCGTTGGGCGTCACCGCTTGCCGCCTGATAGTGTCGTGCGCTCCATCAAGCAAGCCTCGCAGTCGTTTGCACT